ATGGTTTGAGTTGTGTTGTATAGAGCAGTGGATAGTAGACCAGGTGCTCGACCATATCGAATGGGATACATCATTGAAACTAACCGTAGCAAACATACAAAAGGCGTTGGAGTTGTTCTCCGTACTGGATATCAAACCAACGGGCTGTATGTATGCCACGGACGAAGACCGTGAGACGGGTAAGAAAGGAAAATAGATATTTTATTAACTAATAAATTTAATATCCCAAAAGTAGTATATAATAAGATTTTACAAGACATCATGCATAATCCGTATGAAGACGACCAAGACACCGGTGATATAAACTTCCGTGTAACGGAGCTAATCGGTGCACCGTTGCCGAAAACATTGTTTGCGAGGCACAGAGACAGCGACGAGCTAATTATTGACTGTAGCTTCTATTTACCGATGATGTTTGGTACTGCCTTCCACAAGCTGTGTGAGGGCGAGACAACAAGCACTGTTGCGTATGAGCAAAGAGTTAATATCTGTATCGCGGAAGATAACGGTGTTCCGGAGTGCAATATATTCGGTACAATAGACGAAACTTTACTTATTGACCCCAATATGACGCATATCAAGGATAACAAGACCGGCATGATAAGCCATATGAACTACCCGGTAAAAACAGATTACCAATGGCAGTTGAATATCTATCGGATTTTACTTGGTGCAATGGTGCCGGAAGACCATTTTAAGCTATTTGTACGGATGTTTCTTAAGGATTTTACCACTATTGGTGCCGCTCGTGACCACACAAAGCCACAGTGTATGATGCAAACGCGTGAGGTAGCTGTAAAGCTACGAAATGAAGTATTCGCCTTTATTGCTAACCGTATCATAGATCACACAGCACAGCCAGAGAGACCGTGTACAATGGAAGAACGGAACTTTGGGTCTGTTAAGTTTGCCGTGGAACGTCGCGACCGTAAGCGAGCTCTGCGAGTTACAGACAATTATGCGGACGCGTTAACGTATTTTAATCAAATGAAACCGGCGGCACAGTCGAAAGCCGCCATTAACCGTCGTGCGGAAGATATTAAGTGCAAGTATTATTGCCAAGTTGTATCCGTATGCCCGTACGCACAGCAAGCTGGGTATCGCCCAGTATAGGAGAAATTATGGCAACCGAAAATGCTTATAATGTAATGTCAAAAAGAAGCGGTATTAAAGTTGGTGACAGAGTAAAAGTACTGAGAAGGTTTAGTTCTTACGAAATGGGGTGTCATGCTATCCATGACATAAGTAAAGATAATGCAGTAGGAAAGGTATTTACTGTTACCAGAGTGCACCGTGATGGTGATATTAGACTAGACACCAGTGGATGTTATGACTATTTCCCATTCTTTGTGCTTGAAATCATTGAGTCAGTCAAAACCATTGAAGTAAGGTATTTCTGCGATGGTAAAGACATCACGGGTAGCATCAGCGAAGAAACCAGACGAAACTTACATAAATAGAATAGGAGAAAAACATGATTTTTGTAACTAAAAACGGGTATATAGTACGTACACCTGCGTACAATTTCCCTACCATGCGTCTTAGCCGTGTAGGTGTCATGGCTGTCAGAACGTCAGACAGAAACGGAGACGTAGTGGCCGCGATTAATCCCTGTGAAAGCAGAGATATGCTAATTGTAACAAAGCGTGGTTATAGTGTTCGGGTTAAGGTAGGTCATATCCGTGAAACCGGACGTAATTGCCAGGGCGTAAGAGCTATTCGTCTTCGTGGAGAAGATGAAGTAGTAGCTGTAACAGAAATATCATAGATAGATTCAGAAGGGAAAAAGATGGCAAAGAAGAAGCTAGTGAAATCAATGATAGACTACACGCCGGGTGCGGTTTATATCGCAAAAGACAGTAGTGGTGGCGCAGCCCATGTATCGCCCGCAAGTCTTGGGATATGTAAAAAGGTCGGATGCATAGAGTTTGCTGAACAACCCAAAGACGCCGATTGTCCCAATGATGCTATGCCATTTAACGATCAAGGCTACATACTGGAAGATGATAAATCTGATGAGGTTTATTTCGACCACTGTGAGAAAGAAGAAGCATGGCTAGTCTTCCCTCACGCCAACGGCAAGGACTGGCGATGGCATAGAGTTGATCATAAACTAGAATTACTGGACGAATAATACAGGAAAGGGTACAGATGCAAAGAACAGGAATCATCAGAGATATACAACCAGATGGAGACTTTGTAACAGCACATGGTAGGCTGTACGCGTTCAAGATGACCATTGAAGACGAACAGGGTATGCTTACTGGCGGGATTAATTCTAAATCTGCCAGCTATCCACTGGTTGTCGGTCAAGAGATCATTGTTGAGGCCATTATGAACGCGGAACACGGCATGAAGTTCAAAAAGGTTAATCCGCAGTTTGAAGGTGGCGGTGGTGGAAGTCAGCAAGCTCCGTCAGGAGCGCAGCAAGCCGCTGAAGGCCGTAACTTTGATAAAGAGGCCCGAGGCAAGATAATGACACTTCTCGTCGCAGCGGCCATCCAGGGCGGCCAGATACACAAGGGAACATCAGCAGAAGATCAGTTGGCGGTAGAGACGTTTTTACAAGATTGGACAAAACGTTGCTTCGCAACCGAGTAAAAAACTAACGCCCCAAGAAGTCGCGTGGCTTATACGGGGTATTTTGTGGCATGGAATGTCACACAACCTTTCTTGAAGGGAAAGTAGCATGAGTATTCAGATCACGTACATTAACAACGATGGTGGCGGATATTGCGACACACTGAATATCGCAAGCGGAATAACGGTAGACGCGTTTTTCAAGGAAAAAATGCCTGGCAGAGAACCGGAAAATTTCATGATTCGGGTTAACCGCCAGCAGACGTCTCGTGACCAGGTACTAGTCGCAAACGACCGTATCGCTATCACACCAACAAAAATTGATGGTGCAAGTCGTTAACAGCAACGTGTTATGTGGGGTATGGCTGTATGCCATGCCTCACATCTATTGTTTATGTTAAACAATGAAGGAGATTTACGGTGGCAACATTACTCAGAATAGACCAGATTGCATTAGATAGTCCGGTCTTTGATAAATATTACATTTTTGCGTGTATGACAAATAAAATATTCGCTTCGGCCGGTGCACAGGCAATAGTTCATAAAGAGCATTTCAATAGATATTTTGCAGATACGGTTTTCGCGTTAGATGCGTTTGCGAAGCATTTGGCTGCGTATGTTTCTCTTGGTGAAAATGATAGACGAAATTCTCGCCAGGAAATAACTACTTACCAGCAAACAATATATAGAGCTTTGGGTGCTTTAGAGCAGTATTCCAATTGCACTCTTGAGGTAAAAATAAGTGCCTCGGAAATATTCGAGGACTTTTGTGCCTTGGATAAAGAGTTTCCTGGTACTTTTCGTGCTGATAGCAGTCGTGTATGTTTCACCACAGAACCGATTGTATTATGTGGCGTAAATCTCGGCCCATTCGAGATGAGCGTTGATACTTCTCGGTTTGGAAGGAACTATTGTGCGTCTGACGTTGTATGGGTACAGGCGAAAGAACCTGTTAACCCACAAAGTGGAAGTCATTATACACATCCACATGTGTCTCCAGAAGATATATGCCTTGGTGAGGCGGCAACACTGATAAACAATGCGGCAAAAGACGGTAGAATATATGATTTATTTACCGTTCTTTGCCAGTGGTTACGTACATACAACGAACAAGACCCGTATGTACAGATAGAAGAATGGACGCATACTAGGTGTCCACGGTGTGAGTATTTCTTTAATGATGGTGATTATAATGTAAAAGAATGCTCAAAGTGTGGCAGTAATGTCTGTCCTAAATGCGACGACAAGTGTTTTGTCTGTGGAAAATCTTTTTGTACAGCTTGTATTAGAACTTGTTATGTTTGCTCTAACGTAGTCTGTGTGGAGTGTTCACCGAAGCTTAAGTGTAACCGTTGTTCATATTATTTTTGCCCAAAACACATCGAAGACGGTGTATGTAAGAGTTGTAAAACAAGAGACGAAAAAGCAATAAAGTATCCCGCCGTTGGTGGAGCAGAAGCCGGTTGTAGCTGTGGTAGGTGTCAATCGCAACGAGAAAATGCCACACCGGTGTCCGTAGGGTTTGCTTCGACACCTGTTACAACCGGTAGGGTTGTAGATGAAAGGAGTAGTTAATGTTAAAAAAGATCATAGAGTTAAAGTTTACACCTACGGCATGGGCAAAGCTTGTTTACTTGCGAGATTTGACAAAAAATGAGGTAGGTGCGTTTGGTATCAGCAACAAGGATGACTTGTTGTTGATAGAAGACATAAAACTTGTAAAACAGGAAGTAAGTACGGCTTCGGTGGATTTTGATGACGAGGGTGTCGCGGATTATTTTGAAGATATGGTAGAAGCGGGTTTGCATCCGTCACAATTTGCTCGTATCTGGGTTCATACGCATCCGGGTATGTCGGCATTACCAAGCTTTATAGACGAAGAAACGTTTGAACGGGTATTTAGTTCTTGTGACTGGTCCATTATGTGTATTGTCTCTTCAGATGAAGAAGTATATTGCCGGTTAAGATTCAGTGCTGGACCGGGTGGAACAATTAAGTTACCCGTTGTCGTAGATTACTCGGTTCCGTTTAATGCAACCGACTTTGCCGCCTGGAAAGAGGAATACGATGAGAAAACGGAAGTAGCTCTTGTATATGTTCGTACAAACCTTTCGTGGCATCAGCAGCAGGCAATAAAAGATGAAGAACGTCGTAAACAGAAGGCCATAAGCGGTAACGTTCTTGACGGCAGTGAGGTGATTATCTCAGAAGAAGATGCATACTGGGATGATTATAACAAGCTGACATATGAAGAAAGGGTAAGAAAATATGGATATTGAAGATACAACTGAAGACCGATATTCTCGACAAAACGATGTTGTACCTCGTGACCGTATTCTTGCTTCAAAGGTGACCGTAATCGGTGTTGGTGCGATTGGCCGCCAGGTAGCATTAATGTTGGCTTCTATCGGTGTTCCGGAGATACAACTCTTCGATCATGACAAAATAGAAGAGGTTAATTGTGTGACACAGGGATTCGAAGAAGACGATATTGGCCGTTACAAGGTGGATTCAGTAAAATACCGGTGCCAAACGATAAACAAATCTATAATGGTTGCTACGTATGAGTCTAGGTTTACCTCAAACGAACAGATACATTCATGTGTCTTTTGTTGCGTAGACTCAATATCTACTCGGAAAGAGATATGGGACGCGGTACAAGCAAAAACGGAGTTCTTTGTTGACGGACGTATGTCAGCAGAGACGCTGCGAGTCATTACAGCATCGGACTATGATAGTAGAAAATATTACCCAACAACGTTGTTTACACCAGAAGAGGCTTATCAAGGCTCTTGTACCGCACGTAGCACGATATACTGTGCTAATGTGGCTGCGGGGATAATGGTAAGCCAGTTCACCAAGTTTTTACGGGACTATCCGGTTGACGCAGATATACAGTTAAATCTGCTGGCAAACGAGATGGTCGTTACAGATATTATACCAATAGAAATAGACGAAAGGGCACAAGCAGATGGAGAAGACGAAACACGGACAGAATAGATTATCATTGGCAAACAGAGTACAAATATGGGGCTGGGCAGAAGCAAATAAAGAAATCATCGAGGATGGCTCGATCACAAAGGACCAGGCCCTGGTAATCGTAAGCACGTTGTGTGGCAACAAGGTTGTTCTCGCCAATCTCATGAGCATTACGCTTGAGCTTGGTATAAAATGGCTTCGGAGAAGAGCTTCAGCAGCACGTGAGTTTACACCAATCGACCAGAAGGCCGTAGCAACGCTTGTCGCTGCCGTCAGTGACCTTTATATTGAAGGTAACATAAAGATGCCGGAAGCATTAAAAGACCTGCGAGAGACGTATGTGGAGACTTTGGTGCTAAAGCCAGAGGAAGACGATGACTAGTAAAACCACAGATAACGACAGTGGCGGTAAAATACGTGCACGGCGGTGGGAATTCTTCACAGAGTTCTCGCCGGATGCCGCACAGAAGGCGGATATCTTTCCCGGAGTTGATTTTACCGAGTTGATAAAAGAGATGAAAGAAGACGGAATCAAGCATGTTGCCGTTAATTTCATCGAAATTATCGACTGGGACAGAGAGCCAATGCGTAATTTCTTTCATGGCGTCATTGTTCCCGCGTTCCAGAAGGCGTTAAATGAAGCCGCGTCTGGTGAGTCAAAGCCGTATTATACACTCGCAGAGGTCAAAGAAGACCTGAAGCGGACAATATTGGGTACGGTAGACGGATATCACGTTATATCAACCGAGGCGTTGACCCCGGAGGCGTATATGGAGTTTCTTAACGCTTGTGAGTTGATTTTCTTCAATAAGTTTAATACAATGTATGACTGTAAAAGGAAACCGTGTCTATGAGTGAAAATGTTATGTTGTTAGCAAATATTGGGCTAGTGGTTGTTAATTGTCTATTGGTCCACAATTGCATAAAAATCTACACTGAAGTAGTGAAATACAAAATATTCAAACAAAAAAAAGAGGTAGTTTAAGAAAGGTAGCGAATGGACATTAAAAAAGCGTATATAGTAATGCAGGATAAATATGGCATTGGTGTTGGAGACAAAGTAAAAGTTCTTCGGTACCCTAAATCGTATGAAATGGGATGGAATTGTGAACCTGGAGGTAAAAGTATTGTTGGGGAAACTTGTATCGTAAAGGCTATTCAGGACCAATCTGGGATACAATTGGATTCAGGCAATAAGTGTATTTTTTGGTGGTATCCGTTTTTCTGTCTAGAAATAATAGAAAAAGCGAAGGTAATCCGCAAAGAAGTACGATACTTCGACGAAACCGGCAAGGATGTCACCGACAGCATATCGGAAGAAACCAAACAAAACCTAGAGAAAGGCAACAGATGAAGCAACAAGGACAAAATATACTCTTAATAGTAGGAATAGTGTTGTTGTGCGGTACATTGTTCCTTCTCGGTAGAGAAATGGGCAAAACGAGTACCATCAAGCCCATCGAACAACAGCTAGTACCAACACACGCCAGTTGGATAAAGGCGTATGGAGACGGTTTAGACGTACAGATCGCGTATAACACCGTATATAATCGCCAATTGATAAGCAAGGTCTTCGAAAGGCTTAATATATATCACCCAATAGAAGCACAGGTAGTACCAAGCCGGATTATCGTTGCCGACCCGAATAATTGAAAGTTCTCTATTAGTTCATGATAGAGGCTCCTTAAAGCCACCCAGCCGTGCGTGGTGGTAAGATAAAAACGGCGGCATTCAAATTCTTTCTTTTGGTGTCGGGTCGTGGTGAATAGCCCGACACCATTAATTTTATCGGAGATACAATGGGACAATATGATAATGCGATAGATAAGCTGCGTCGTATGGCAAAACAGCTCGGAGACGAGGTTTCCGACTGTTACACGCAGGTAGGTGAGAAATACAACGCGGCTAAATCGGCACGAATACGAGAAAAATTGTTAAATTTGAAAAAATAGTTTGCATCACGAAAAATGTAGTGTATATTATGTAATATGATATGTGCGAATCACAATAAAATATTACTGGGACAAGATGCCCAGTTAAAAATTAGCTCGATTGGGGTCTCGCACATGCCACATCGGGCTTTTTTTACAGATGCATTTTCCTATCACACGTTCGGTGCAATACCGAACATATCACCTCCTCTAAAGAGCCAGGGGTACGTTCACGCGTGCCCTTGGCTTTAGGGAGAAAGAAAGGAATATATGGTAAAACCGAAGGTAGCACCTAAAACAATCGTAACTCGTATTGATGCTCTAATAAGCAAAATTAGAGCAGAATCGAATACTGAAATTGAAAAATTACAAGCAGTTCGCAGTACCGAAATGGACAAAGTAGTGTTTTCCGTGGCAGAGTTAAAAGACTTGATAAGTCCGTTGTTACATGAACGAGACTACTATGATAGATATAGTGGCTATACAGAAATTGGTATCCGCCAAGTAATGACTGCTATAGAAGATGCAGCCACTAAAAAAGGTTAAAAAGTTAATATGGAGGTTTCTGGTTAGACCCTACCGTGGTGGACACGATTAATTATCTTGCCTGCCTACCGTGAGACTAAAAGACCCTATTAATTGATACCAGATACAAGGGTGCCTCCACCAAAATAAAAAGTTAATATCGAAAAAAGCCTAACGACTACGCTATTCCTGACGAATGGACATACGAGACTTTGGTGGTAATGTGAAACCTCACCAATTGTCCTGCTTGCTGGGTAAACAATGCTGGAGGGTAGAGTTGGTTGTGAACTGCTACTGGTTACAATATACAAAGGCTTCGCCTCGATATCGTAGCTGGGGTTAACCCAGTTAAACTCGGTCTATCAAGAAAGGACAAACAGTATGGGCATAAAAAAGCATACGTCAAAGTACAGAAGGCTGTACGGCATGACCGCGGCAGAGATGGCAGAGAAATGGGGTGGTACACGTCAGTCGTACTCCGATCTGCATAAGCGGGGTCGGTTACAAATATTTCTGGACAACCCGGAAGAGTTTCAACGCCAACGGTATTGCAAGAACGATACTAAGTATATACGGGCATACGGTATGGTTATGACAGATATAATGAAATTTCTCGGGCTTACGAACCCACACAGCGTGTATGACTTAGACAGAGCCGGTTTACTGCATCATTGTATAAAAATTACTGAAAAGAATATAAGGACTATATAATGTGGCCATTTAAGTGCAAATGTAAGATTTATAGCTCTATTGATTCAATGTCGTGGTATAACCCAAAAGATATGCCGTATAATATGGCTATAGTTTATCGGTGTAATAAATGTGGTGCTGTATTTTATTCACATCGGGCTGCTTTTGTTCAAACTGCTGGGTCACAGGATGATTACTCTAACGGGAGCAAAACGAAGCTTGATCGTAGCTATATGCCTATAACCGTAAAAAGATTACAAAAGTTTTATGGTAAATATTTTGATATATCAGATGATAAAGTTAACGGAAAGCGGATAGCATAATGCCTAAACCGATAAAACCAGAAGACATGACCATCGACGAAATGAAAAAAGAGATACATCGTTGGAGGCGTCTGGAGGCCCGTAGAACCAAGAAACTCCCCGACGACGTAGAATCTACCTTTAATGTGTTTTATAAGCTCTACACGCGTCATGTCGGCCGTAAGGGAGCCATGAAGGTATGGCTACGTCTACATAAGGAGGGAGAATTCGGGAATGGGCTGTTTGAGACCATTCTTACCGCCGTAAAGCTGCAATCTAAATTCGGTGGTCGGTTGTCTCCGACCGCGGACGGGTTAAAGAAATACATCCCGCATCCGTCCGTATGGCTAAACGGAGCAGAGTGGGAGAATGAGATAGAAGAGGCGGTGGAACCGGAGGCGGCGTCTAAAACGATCAGCCAGGCACGTGCAAAAGAATTATTATAGAACACCCTGAGTAACAGGAAGGCGTATGGATACAGACAAGATTGTCTGTTGGGCGTTAATAGCACTGTATGTGCTGTTTTGTTGGTTAATATCAAAGAATTTAAGGAAAAAGAGATGAATGATACACCTTTGAGTGGATTGGTATTTTGGCTAGGTATGTTGATATTGGCCCCAATAGCACTTATAGCATTACAGAGCAACGTTATAGAAATGGAAATTACAGCGTATTGCAGCGGTCCGTGTTGCTGTGGTGAATGGAGTGACGGTATAACGGCCTCTGGTGTGCCCGCAGAAGGCTTAATCTGTGCAGCCGACCTAAAATATCCCTTTGGTACAAAGTTCACCGTAGACGGCGTCGTATACGTTTGTCAAGACCGTGGCGGCGCGATTAAAGGGAACAAGCTGGACCTCCTATTTCCCACTCACCAAGAGGCGTTGGAATGGGGGCGCAGAACGATAATGGTAAAAGTAGAAAGGCCAACACAATGAAACCAGACCAAATAATCCAAGCCACAGAAGAAAGCCTGCCGAGGATTGCGGCGAGAATACTCATCCCACCGGAACTATGGGAACACGATTATTCGGGGGAACTTTTTTGTATAAAATGTAACGTCATTACAGAACAGACGATGGCAGTAAAGGCTGGCTGTATTGAACCCGACCCCGTCCCCCTCACATGGCCCGAAGCTATGAAGTGGCGAGATTGGTGCGTGGAGAAGTATGGTAGCGATAAGTTCCGTGACGCCTTGATAGAAGTTTATATGTCAATGGTCCCTGAAAGAAAGTATGTTAAGTGGAGTTTCACATCAAAGCTGAGATATACAATGTATCATTTTGTTATTTCAGGCGAACCCATCCACTATATCAAAGCTGCGTGTTTGTGTGCAGGGGAAGGGGGGAGTGATGAAACGGTTTAGGGAACGGCTAACCAAAAACGCCAACGAGTTTGATCAAATTGTCTCTGATATGCTTAGTAGGATAGAAACCCTAAAAAACACCATTGCTTCTCGCCCGGTCTTTACAAAACCCGTAATCGGCGTGGACATGGTTGAAGTGAAATATATGGGTAAAATTATGACACCCGAAGAATTTTTTGCTACTATTGAAGCAAAAAGGAAATAACAATGCCTAATACCGAGAGTAAAAAATGTCCGTTTTGTGGAGGTGGACGATGAGAGCGATACAATGCGATAGATGTTTAAGGTGGATAGAGGCGTCATGCACTTTCTGTCGCCATTGTGGGCATTCTTGGCTTGAGCAAATAGCCAGAACTAAAGAAGAAATAGAATTGTCTCAGAAAAAGAGACTTGCGGAAAAGGAGCTAAACATGGAAGGTACTCAAGAAAAATACGAATTTGAGTATTGCAATTTAATAAAGGCACATGAACTCAGTGCGAAGTCGCATATCAAAACAGCTTATAAAATGCTGGAAGACATCCGTTCCCTCCAATCCCAACTCAAGACGGCGGTGGCGACTAATGAAGAACTGTCTTTGGTTTCACAGGGATACAAAGAGCAATGGGAGTTTAAAAACGAGTTGTGGCATGAAGTCCACGGGCAACTGACGGCTACTGAAGCCAAGCTCGACGCGGCGGTGGAGGAAAACAAGAAACTCAACCTAGTCCTATACCACCGAGAAAATGGCCTGTCACATCCAGACCTGCAAGGCGAGATTAACAAATCTGTAATGGCCGAAAAGCTCAAGACGGCGGTGAAGGCGTTGGAGAGGCTTGCTAAAAGAGGTGTGGGAGATTTCTGTGACTGTGATATTATAGCCACCAACGCCCTCGCCGCTATCAGGAAGGACAATAAATGATATCAAAATCTCTTTCCGCTCGTATAAAAGACATATCTACGGGAGATTATTGTGAAATACCGTTCCCGTGGACGGTGCTGACCAATGCCAGCAAGGCATTGCTACCCGGTACGACCACACTATTGTGCGGCACACCGGGAGCTTCAAAGAGTTTTATGATACTGCAATGTCTATTACACTGGCACAGTGAAGGTATAAAAGCGTGCGTATACGAGCTAGAAGAGGATAAAGAGTTTCATACACTTCGGGTACTTGCTCAGAAATCAGACTTGTCGGGCATCTCTGATATCACCTGGGTCAACGAGAACTACGAGCAGGCAAGCCGCATAATCGAAGACAACACGGAGTTTATCGACGAATTTGCGAAGAGTATGTGGACATCAGAAGTATTGCCAGAGTTGGGTGATGTTGCAAGATGGTGTGAGGCAAGAGCCAAGGAGGGATATCGAGTCATTTGTGTTGATCCGATAACCGCTGTTCCTTGTGTTAACGGAAAGCCCTGGGTTGAAGAAAATGTATTTTTGCAACGAATCAAACGGGCTGCGGTCAAGTATAAATGCTCCATGCTGCTTGTGACACACCCAACAAAGGTGATCGGTGACAGACCGGATATGGCGTCTCTGGCTGGTTCCGCCTCATACAGCCGGTTTGCACAAAGTGTTCTCTGGCTTGAATGGCATGAACCGAAAGAAAGCCGTGTACAGACGTCAATAGGTGCGGTAGACTATGAACATAACCGCACCATACACGTTCTTAAGGCCCGTAACGGACGTGGACAGGGCGTACGGCTGGCGTATACGTTTGAACATAAGAACTTAACCATGACCGAACACGGTCCGATTGTTAAAAGGGAGAGACAATGAAACTATACGAAGTCCCACAAGAAACTAATGTCAGGGTGATAAGCGAAGAAGCGGTTATACCACCCGCAGCACCAATTATATCAGCCGGTGAGGTAATAAAATTCCATCATATTGACGGAATGTACTCGTTCTGCCACGATAGTGCAGGAAAGATTGTTCATCTCGCCGCATGGGAAGAAGTGGAGATTGTAGATGCCTGAATCAATGATATTATGTATGAAATGCAAGCTTGTTGAGGTATACGGACATGGCAGATATTGTGGATTAACCGGAAAAGCAATATCACGTTATCCCAAAAACGGCGACTGTGAAAATTTTATTGGAGACAGAGATGAAACAGATACAACTGGTGATACCGGGGAAACCGTTGCCGCTAAAAAGACATCGGCAATTCATGCGAGGCGGAAAAGCAATGACGTACGACCCGTCCGCAAAGGACAAAGCAGTTTTCCTTTCTTTGGTCAAACAGAGGTTACCGGAAAAGTTCGAACCATTTGACACTGCTTGCAGAGTCTTCTTGTCTTTTAACTTTGCACGACCAAAAGGACACTACGGAACGGGGAAAAATAGTAAGTTCATGAAAGACAATGCTCCGGACTTCCATACACAGATTCCGGACATCGACAATCTTATTAAATTTGTGCTGGATGCGTGCAATAAACACCTTTATGTTGACGATAAGCTGGTTGTTGACGTAAATGCGTCAAAGAATTGGAGTGCTGATGCTTCAACGCATATGGCTATACAGGAATATGCATGAAATTAGGTAGATATAACTACAATCGCTGTACCGTACGTATGCCGTGTCCGGTATGCGGCCGTATCAAGTATTGTATGGTCAGTGACAACGGTGAGCGTGTTCTATGTACAAAAGTGGAACACGGAGCCATAAAGACGTATAAGTGCGGCTTTATCCATGATGTAACATCCGCGATGACGTCGCCAATCAAGGTAGTAAAGAGCAAACTGTATAAGCCCAACTTTGCTCATATTCGGTCTGTGTACAAAGGGCTAAATTTTAGCTCGCAGGCATTACTACCGCTTGCCAGACACCTCAAGGTTAGTGTATACTCCTTACGCTGCCTTGGGGTTGGCAAGTCTGATAGGGCATGGGACTTTCCTATGTACGACGCAAAACGGCAAATGATCGGTATAAAGCGACGAAATCTGCAAGAAAAGAAGTGGTGTGTGCGCCATTCTCGGCTTGGTGTATACTTGCCGTCAACGTTTGTTACTTCTTCCGCCGTCATAATATGCGAGGGAGAGTCGGACACCGCGGCAATGCTGGACTTGGGTTATAACGTAGTGGGCAGGGCGTCAGCGTCTACGTGTCAGTTTATACTGTGTAAGCTGCTGGGGACGTGTAGAGCCGTTATTATCGCAGATCGGGACAAAGACAGCCTTGGGTTAAAAGAAGCTTACAAGCTAAGCAGGACGCTCCAGGGCGAAGCAACCGTAATAATGCCGTTAGTAGAGTGCAAAGATGCCCGAGAGTGGGCGGAAAACAATGAACATTTAAAGGAAGCTATAGAATGTCGTATATAACAATACACTCATATAACCCAATAATGGCCGCTTTGTACGGTAAAAAGAAGTCAAAGACGGACCGCTTAATCAATCTACGCAGCGAGTTAACACACACAGAGATACAGTTCTCTGAGAGGTACGGAGGTATATCTTTCTCCGCCACACTGAAAGATGGCTGTAAGTGTGCTCGGTTCAAGATGATCGGATACTCTCATCCCGAGAGGTGGTGTTCTGTTAAGTTGTGGGTAACTGTGGAACAAGAGAGCAATATGTTCACTAAGGCGTGCAAGATGGCAGATATGATGGGGATGATAAATTGGACTTATGATGATATATTTAGTTCTAGCCTATGGAAAAATGATTTACAGTTATCAGGTTTCTGCTACCGCGGTCCTAACCCCTTTAAATACGACACAAGCCGTGTTGTGCTGTCATTTATATCCAAACGAAGAATCATACCGGGGCGGAAAAACTACGTCTGGTGCACGGAAGCGGTATTTATTGTGTTGTTGGTTGCTTTTCCGGAAATACTAACATTCAGTCATACAGAATATCCGGATATACACTGGAATAAACTAAACCCAGATGATCTACACCCATCATTGGGTAATATGATCGTACAGAATTTCACACGAGTACAAAAAAAATTGTTACATAACGAGAGTAGTTCATTGTAGGTCTCCATTGTAATTGGCGGTAGTTACCTTCGGGCGGCTATCGCCTTTTTTTATGGTGGTTATGATGAATTTATTATTTTTAACGGACAATACATAACCACTAGCTGTAAAATAATTTGACAAACAGCAGAAAAAGGGTATAATATACAAGATGTCAGGTAACGGAATACATCCAATAGTTAAATATTCGGCGGCGGCTCCCATAACGGAGTCTTCTCGTACGTTTAGCTGGGACTCCACCCTCATCGACGCTACGACATGGAGTGACGGCACCAACGCCTCTAACGTCTGGACCTTTGACGTATCAGGTCAGTCCACCACCATGACGGCAGGCGACGGACTGGTGACGTTCTCGCACGCTATACAGGCCGTTAGCCTAACCATTGACGGTAATCAAGATTATATTCTTTCGACTCGTGGCGGCGGTCAAGCTACCCTGATTGCTCAAACCGAAGATACACTATCAGCCCTCGGTCTCTTTCCAAAAACAGGAGATGGCGGGAATGAGGTAGCGTATGAACTTTTTGCACAGGGGGTGCCTGGTTCGTTCGATAACTTTGAAGCGTTGCGAATTTATTATAACGCAGTAGATAAATACATCATCGCCTCTAGTAGTGCCGGTACTGGCGACAATCACCCTATCAGTATCTATGTGGGGGGGAATGTAGACCAGCTATTGCTAGGCACCGATGATACGGTAACCATAAATGCTGATTTGATTGTAAGTGATGACACACAGCTTGGTGCTAGTAATGTTGACACAACTACTATCAATGGAGAATACGACCTTCCTCAAGCAGTCGGCACAACTGATTACCTTGTCTACCAGACAGGTACAGACACGAAGTGGGGGTACGTTGACTCCGGCACGCTACAGGTAGCAAGGGCAGATACGGTAGTGGTTGTGGCCGGTACAAATGCGACAAGCTCTATAGCGATGTTTGACACCACAGATGGCGACCTTGCGGCCAAAACTCATGCCGGATTGACGTTTGACGCTTCCGGTGCCGGTGACTTGACTGTTGGCGGGGGAGGGACTTTTGGAAATAATGTATTAGTATCAATAGGAGGAAAAGCTAGTATCATTATTTCTAAGACATCAGGAGCAAATCCCAATGCACTTGGACTTTCTACAGGTATTAATGCTAATGCTTTTATGTTCCCAATAGATAGTGGAGCTAATAAAACATTTAGTATCCAAGGTAGAGAGCTTGCAGAAATTTTAGCAGGGAATCCACTTGCTAGTATGGATTTTTTCCGGATAGATATTGCAGGGCACACAAGTTTTGCAAATGCCATTGTTCCTTCTGCTAATTATAGGGTGTTAATCCAAACAGAAGCAACAGGCGTAGGGCCATTAAAACTTAAAGGGATTGCAAGCCAAACAGCAAATATGTTGGATATTACCGACGAGAATGATAATTTGCTTGCTAACATAGATAAAGACGGGAAAGGCTCTTTTGCTTCTGCTGTTATTGGTGACGACACGAATGAGACACAGTTCTCTGCAACAGGCGGTATATCACAGGCGGGGTCGGCAACAGCAAATCTCCAAGGTTTAGAACTAAAAGGTAGGACGGTCACAGCAAACACAGATTTAACCGCGACGGACGTTGCTTTGTTATGCAATCACGCTACGGTAGCGTTTACGGTAGACCTGCCGTCTCCTGTAGCCGAGAAAATCTACTGGATAAAAAATATAAACGCGGCCACCGTAACCGTTGACGCCAACGTGGACGGTGGGACGGTTATCGACAACAATAATACGTTTGATTTAGTTCAATATGAAGCAATAGGCATATACTCTGACGGTACTAAATACTGGATATTTTAGGAGAACGATATGAGTCACTTAAATAGAAGCTACGGCCTTGAAATTGCGAAGGGAAATATACCCGGTACAACCTATGTCCACAAGTTTGGTGAAGCACCCGACTTTGATACAAGTGATTTAGCCGTAACGATATGGGATGGTGCCGACGATGGCGGGTTGAATGAAATGCAGTACAACTATTCATCTGGTGCGGACATAGATGCCATATCGTCAAGCGACAATGGAGATACGCAGGATTATGAAATTCAGGGGCTTGATGTTAATTGGGATTTAACAGTCCAGACCATCACAGCAGCAGGACAAACACTCACGGCATTAGACACACCGCTTCGGAGAGTGTTTAGGATTAAAAACAAAAATGCCACTGACAACGCCGGTACAATTTACGTCTATGAGGATACCGATGGGGAAACCAATGGCGTGCCGGATACGTTAGCCGACGTAAGAGCAATAATACAGCCGGGCAATAATCAGACGCTAATGTCGATATATACCGTACCAAACGGCAAGACTGCTTATATGACTAATTTTTGGTTTTCTCTGGAAGGCGCAAAAAAGGCAACACCGGTAGATGTAAAATTACGAGTAAAGCCAATCGGGGGTGTGTTTAAGATTAAGTTTAAGGCAGACCTAATAGAAGACGGCACCAGCTACTTGTATCATCACCACGACATACCGGAAAAAATAGAGGCCAAGTCCGATATTGAGATGCGGGCGGCAATAGTAGATGCAGCAATAACGGGCCAATCGGTATCTGCGGGGTTTGAGTTAATAATAGTAGACGACTAGGAGAACAAAATGGCAACACAAATAACACTTACATTTTCAGACGCACTAATAGCAAGGCACATCGCCTCCTGTCTGCCCGTAGACATCGACGAAAACAAAGAGCCTATAATGGCTGAAGGGGCATGGGCGAAATTACAGGCCGTAAAGGATATTAAGCGAGGTATCCATAAGCGAGAGAAAAGGAAAATAGACATAGCCCAAAGTAAGGCTGTGGTAGCAATAACTGATGAAGACTTAATAGTAGAGTAAAGGAAAAAGAGAATGAAAGTAGATTTAAGCAAAGTAGAATTAAAAGACATTGATGGTAACGTAATCAAGGACGCCAAGTTTTACAAGACAATAGCCGACCTGTTATACGGAAAGGCTCGGAGTCTTGACCTTGTGGAGATCGCAAGGGCGATAAACAAGGGCGAAGAGGTTGAGATGGCAGCATCTCATATTAAAGAGATGCGGCAGCTTGTCGAAAACCCGGAAAGTAAAATATTCACTTTCGCACGAAAAGCTTTTTCCGACTATATGGATACATTAACAGAGAAAAAGAAGGATAAATAATGTCTCGCCTTAAGTTTGGATGGCAAATAGGTTCTACGCTGACATACGGAGCGTACCAGGAAGACGGTACAGAGATCACCGCTGCCGGTGCGTCCTTGCCAGAGAGCGGAACTGCCCCTGGTTATTTTACCGTTATAGACGCTGCTGTTGGCTTAGATGACGTTGTTGTCGTCAAAGAAGGGTCCGAGGTGGTCGGTTTTGGTGAAACGGTTTCTGCGGTTGGGTACGGTGCGGGCATAGTAGAGTCTGCCGGATACGTCGGCGACTATAAGATGAACGAGACTTTGTACTTTACATTCTCTACCAGCAAGTCGTATACTGCGGCAGGTGCGTTGCGGGTGTTCAAGAACAATGAAACATCGCCGCTCGGCACCGCCCAAGCAACGTTGGACAGAGATATCGGCTCAGAAGTGAACATACACAGCGTCTCGGTCGTAATAACAGAGGCAAACTATGACAAACAAACAGATTACAGCGTGGTCATAAGTGGTGCAACCATCGGCGGAGAGACGATAACCGCTGTTGTGGGTACCTTTTCCGTCGAGAATCGCTGGCAGTCACATAGGCATAGGTATATAGCAGATTAAGAAAGGAATATTATGGGCTCACGAGACAGATTCACTGGCGACCAAAAAGCCACAAAAGAACAGATGCTTGCAAAAGAATTAATGTCAAAAATGGTGTTTCGTAAAGGAAGGATGTATTTCGGTAACTCTAAAGAGCCAATCGAAATGATGGCAAAGGGCGATAAGGGCGACACAGGCTCACAGGGCCCCTCTGGTGCCAACGGAACGGATGGTAAGGACGGAAAAGACGGATACACTCCCAAAAAGGGAGAAGATTATAGAGACGGCATTGACGGCGTTGACGGTAAAGATGGTTACACACCGGTCCCTGGGAAAGATTATATAAACGGGCTCGATGGAGCAGACGGCATCGACGGTGCAAACGGCCTTGACGGACATCGAGGTAAAGACGGAAAAGACGGCAAGGATGGAATCAATGGCGTAGATGGTGTAGATGGCCTGGCTGGCTCTGTACCGGTCCATATATGGGATGGCACCAAAATAACCTTCGAGAACCCCGACGGCTCTCAGGGCGAAGCTAGAGACCTTCTCGGTCCTGCTGGAGCAGATGGCAGGAACGGTACAGATGGAAAGAATGGATTACTCGGTGAGCGAGGGTACCCAGGAGCCAGAGGTAAAGAAGGGCCTCCAGGTATCGCTCCGAGTGAGATTGCATACTTCACGAATGAAATTTTAATGATTAAAGCAAAATTAAGTGAACTAGAAGGAAAGGAATAATATGAGTTACCTTAACACAAAACAGGCACCGTGGAAGCTAATAAGGAACGTCCTTAAGGCGAACGTAGAAACTATATTAGTTGCCGCCACGCAGAGAACGGAAGCGTTCAGAAAAGCAGCATCTGTTGCCGCCACACAAGATGTATTACAGCTTAACGATCATACCAACGGGCTTGAACTCCGAGTTAGTATGTTACTTGATGCAGAGGTAAACGTCAAAATAGCTGTATGGGGGTATGCAGAAAACGGCCCTGCTGTGCTTGTAGACACGCTAAGTACAATAGCTGGCGGAGCACAAGTAGATGACGATGGTTATTTTTGTGCAGAAAGCTTTGTTGTCGATTCTGCTGGTGCATACACGATAGCCAATAATGATGCAGCGGGCTACTGTGGTACGGCTTCATTCGATACAAGAGGGTTTAAGTACATTGTTATCCAGGTAGTAACAATAACACAGGCCGGGGCAACAGGCCGAGTCAAGGTATACGCCCGTCCGTGGTAATAGAAAGGAATAAACTATGTCAGTATTAGTAAGAATCAAGACCGAAAGAGTACTATACAAGGCAAGAATATACGAGCGATGCAGTAAGAAACAGAACTGTTCTGTCTGTGGTAGACGAGCAGACGGTCTTCTTGTCAGGCATACCGCTCCGGAAAAGAAGGACACGGGTATCTGTAACGAGTGTATTGTCCGGATAACCCTTGGAAGGCAGATCACGGTAGAAGGCAAGACGGACATCAAGTTCGGTGAACACCCAAGAAAGCCACAGGTCGCGGGAAAGAAGCGTGGACGACATAAGAAGCCGGGTATAAAACCCGGTGGTGAGCGTTTTCCATGTGAGAAATGCGGAAAGACTTTTACCGAACACGGGATGAAGCTGCATCTTGCCCAGAAACATATCGTTTCTTCCGTGACAGACGATCTGGACGGCACAAAAACCGAAAAGTTGTATATAACAAAAAAGGTTACTAATGAAGGACAGCGAAAAAAAGGAACGATCAACAAAAAATAAGATAAAGTTGCTTAAATCGCATATCATTGATCACAAGAGCATCGGTGAGTGTGCCAAAGAGCTTGGTGTGTCAAGGAAGACGATACACACGTACAAGAGCTCCGATGATTTCCGTATGATGGCGATAGCACACCTTGACAATAGCAAACTGAAGGGCCTAACGGGTACTACAAGCAAGCTTATCAAGGCATTAGACGCAACAAAGCCGATTGTTACAGAGAATGCAGACGGAAGTACGTCGATAACCAGCGTGCCGGACCGGCCAACGCAATTAAAGGCAATACAAGAGGTACATAAAATCTATGGAGTTTACGCCGCAACAAAAAAAGATACTACGCTTACAGTTTCCATATCATCGGATGCAGAGCTCTTTGAACAAATTGACAAGGCTCAGAGAGGACGCCGCCATGTCGAGTCATACGTCCAAGGGGAAAGAGGCCTTGAGGTGGTTGCAGGGGAATCAGAAGATAATAAAGGAGACTTTGCAACGCGCGAAAGAGCCCTATTACAAGATGGTCCCATACCGGAATCGGTCGGACGGGTCACCGAGTTGGCAGTACGAGATAATATGGAACATGCCGAAGTATAAGGGCTGCGTAGCATGCGGAGCGAACAGAATTGGTAAGGAATTAACTGAGACCCAGGTAGTTCCAATGGCCGACGGTTCGTATAAAACAATGCGAGACATCGCAATCGGCGACTATGTGCTGAGTTATGATATTAAAAGTGGAGAAGCAAAGCCCGTAATAGTAACAAATAAATGGGACAATGGGATGCTTGATTGTTATAAAATAACATTTAGCGACGGTGCATCGGTTGAAACGGCCGGTACACACCCATTTCCGGTGAAACTACGTAGCGGGAAATATATCTCACGACCAAGAGGCCGCAAGGAACCGATTAAGGTTGTTAAGAGGACTATTGATGAGCTTAGGCCACGACTAGGCAATGCTATATCGCTACGGACACGAATGTTGAGTCCTGTGTCGGTAGAATATCTACCATCAATCACTTTGCCGGTACATCCATATGTACTGGGAGTGCTGCTTGGTGACGGGTCGATTGTTAATAAAAACTCATTAGCGGTAACCTCAAAAGACGAAACAATAATCAACCGCTTAAAAGAGAACCTGGATGGATTAGCTTTGATATCAAGACGAACAAAGTCCATATCTCACGGATTGATTAAAGCCGAAGGGTTGGCGGATAAACTCGATAAGTTAGGACTAATGGGCACTAAGTCCGGGACAAAATTTATCCCAGAGATATACCTTTCCGCCTCAATAGAAGACAGAAAGCAGTTACTGGCAGGCTTAATCGACACTGACGGATTCAAATTTGGCTTCTGTGTGAAATCTCCGATGCTAGCGGATGGTTTTCAAAAACTAGTGCGTAGCCTTGGAGGAAAAGCAACTATACAAGTAGTAGAGAAAACGTGTACAAATGCTAAAGATGGCCCAAAAAAGGGTACATACCATAATGTCACATGGCGAGCATACGATATTCCAGTAGAGTTGAAATATAAGATGCCAGAAAGAACAAAAAGGAACTGTGATTATACGAGTCGCATTGTTCGTTCGATAGAACCTACCGGAAAGCACCAGTGCTACTGCATCGAAATCGACCATCCAGACCATTGTTTCCTTGTTGGTGACTTCGTAGCAACCTGCAACAGCCATCTTGGTGGTTTTATTACCGCTTTAATAGTGACTGGGCAGCACCCGACGTATAAGAGCCCTAAGAATGGCCGTGCGTGGATTGTGGGGCCTGACAGCAAGGTTCTCGAAGGCGTAGAGAAGCCCTACTTCGAGGGACATATGCCAAAGAGGTATATGGAGAACGGTAAATGGAACGGAAAGCATCAATACTGGACACTGAAGGCAGACGGTAGAGAATGGGAAGTATGGTACAAATCGGTAGAATCCGGTCGTGCCAAGTTCCAGGGAGACGCGATTGACTTTGCATGGGTTGACGAAGAGCCGCTAAAGGAAGGCGTCTTCCGTGAACTGGAGCTAAGAATGTTGGATAAACAGGCACCGTGGCTGATGACCGCCACTCCGGTAGAAGGAACAAAGTGGCTGAAAGACATACTGGACAGAGAAGAAGTGTTTTATACAATGGCTGGTATGCGGGAAAACCCGTATATACCGATGAATGAAATTGATAAGCTGTGTAAGACCTTACCGGAAGACGAGCGTCTGGTGCGTGTAGAAGGCTCGTATATACAGTTTGGTGGCAGACCGGTGTTTAACCGTAAGATACTGGCTGCAATGGAAGAAGCGGCTGGAACGTACACAGAAGGTATACTAGCGGTCGCATAGAAGAAAGGAAAGCAAAATGAGAGAACTAAATATTGGAACAAAAAAATACACAAAGGTAAGTGCAATGGATAAGGCGGGACACGGCCATGCAAACCATATTTATGAGGTGCATTCTATTGACCGTGCCGGAGACATTGCAAAAATGGACACAAGAATTTGTTTCCAAAATGGCCCAATCAAAGAGCATGGAGTTAATGGTGTAATGAATGAAGACCTTCTTGTTATTGTTATTGACCGTCTCAAGTGCTTTCAGTGTAGTGAATACCGATGTAAAGACAATGCACTGGCATTAGCAAAACTAGAGGAAGCATTGGGACACTTAAACCACAGAACTACTGAACGCGAGCAAAGAGGCGTAGAAGGGACACATGTTGTATAGTTTCTTGGAACAAGAAATGGGACCCCTGAAACTATTCCGTGCTCCAGAAATGGGCATGGTATACACGCTTGGAATTGATGCTTCTACCGGTCTCGCTGATGACTATTCGTGTGCCCAAGTGATCTCTAACACGATTCCGTATGAGCAGGTCGCTGTTTTCCGTGCTAAGTGGCCGGTGAACGAAGTCAGCAAGTTCGTAGATCGCCTTGGCAGGTGGTACAACGAGGCATTAATGGTATGCGAGGTCAACTATCCAGGTAACTCCGTACAAGACGCATTGCTGTCTTACTACCATTACCCACGTAATTACCAGGCAGAGTCTCATCTTGACGAGGACATTGACATATCATGTAAGTACGGTTTCCGTACAACAGAAGCGACAAAGTGGATGCTGATAAACGAGACACAATTAGCACTGGCGAACAACGAGATACGGATTAACGACACCGTAACGATCTCAGAGTTCCTGAATTTCGTGTACCAGTCGAGCAAGAAGAAAGCGGGTGGGGCAGATGGATTTAACGATGATACTGTTATGGCTCTTATGTTGGCCTATCATGGTGCTCGTTTATACCCTTTTATACGGCCAGAAGCGGCAAAGATACAGAAAAAGAAGATCGCTCCGGAAGCGACAAAGGCCTGGAGACAGTTCAGGCAGCAACTAGCAACAGCCAGAAGTAACAAGCAAGGCGTAATTTTATAGGAGAAACAATGTTTAATTTCAGAAAAGACACAGAGGTAAACGTGGATACTGCTATTGAAACAGCATTAAGGCAGGCACCGCCAACCAACGACGAGATGTTGCGGAGAGATAACTTTTTCCATAACTGCTGGATGATGTTGAAGTATAAGCATCAGCATTTAATACCGGATATGGCTAAAATAGAACTAATAATCGCTGGATACGGCGACCCAGACGCACAAGAGGACGAAAATGACAACAACGACGCAGACAAAGATATCATCCTGTAAGATAACAGCTTCTAGGGTGTATCGTTGCCCAGAGTGTTATAGAAAGTTGTGCAAGGTGTCTGCGGTTGCAGAGCATGGCGACTTTGTGGTGATAAAACACAAAGGAATGACCGTTTTAGCGTCGCAGGCGATAGTTTCTTGCATGGAATGTAAAAACAGATATCTCGTATCGGTTGAGAACGGGATTGAAAGGAGAATTAACCTTGAGTGAAGACAGGAAAAACACAGACGGCACGATGCAGAATACTGCTCAGTTCGTACTAACCGACGAACAGAGTCAGAATATCGGCAAAATAATGGTAAAGCGGATGGAGACATTTAATCCACACCGGAGGCGAATACGCACGGAAATAATGGCAAATATCTCCTATCTGGTCGGGGAACAGAACATCCGGCTTGTTGGTGACGCAATTCTTCCGCTCAACAAGGAGCGTGTCGTAGAGAGTGTTGCGAACGTCATTCTCCCTGCTGTTCAGAAGGACATAGCAGTAGCCACCGGTACGGCTCCCGTCTTCGATGTTGTCCCAGCAGGCTCTGACGCGGACGACAAGGCCACAGCTATTGCCGGTACCAAGATACTCAAGTATCTGGGAAGACGCATTGGTGGGGGCTTCAAGCGTGCTGACGCGGTACTGTGGTATGACATAGCCGGGATTGGCTGGAGAAAGGTATACTGGGACCCAAACTTCTCTGTATTGGGGGTGAATCCTGCACCGGTAAACGAGGATGGCTCTGCGAATCCGTCACATATAGCGGAAATTCCGGTAGGTGAAGCAATAATGGAAGGCGAGGTTCAGGTAGATTCTGTACCTGCAAACCATTTAATATACGACTTCAGGCAAACAGACCCAACAAAACATAACTGGATGATACAAGGAAAGCGTGTAAACGCTAACTGGGTTGTAGATAGATTTGGTACAGAGGTCTATAGCAAACTCAAGACACAATTCTCTACCGGACGCCAGAATGGCGAGGACTCGTTTGAGGCAAGGATATGGAGTCGCTTCGGTAACACATATTTCAGTGGTGGTAATACCAACCAGACAGTAACACCGAAACAACCAGAGTCACATCAGGTGTTGTTAGAATCAGATAAGAATATTGATTATTATGAATACTGGGAGAAGCCGACAAAGACAATGCCAACAGGTGTCTTTGCCGTAATGCTTGGTACGCAAGTGGTGGCCCATAGCCCGTACCCAATAGAACAGTATCCACATGGAGAGCTTCCGTTTGTTCCGGTAGCTCCATTGTCAATCATAGACGCCATGAACGGTGCTATAAGCCGTATATCACAAGCGCGGCCATTGCAAAGAGAGTACAATGAACTAAGAAGCCAGGCCAAGGAAAACATAGATGTCATGGGCAACGCGATCATAATGGCTCCTAGGCAAGCAAAACTGCGGTACAAGACGCTGGACAACCATGCTGGTAACATAATCGAGTATGACGGTCCGGTTGGTAAGCCCACACGAGAGCCTGGAATACCGATGAACAGCCAGGTGTTTGCGTACATAGCAGACACAAAGCGTGCTATTGACGGCATATTCGCATTCCACGAACCATCACAGGGTGTTGCACCCAAGGGAATCGAGAGTGGAAAGGCACTGGCACAACTAGAGACTGCGGACATAAAGCATCTTGGTCCGATTGTTGCGGCCTTCGAAGAAGCAGACGAACGTGTTGCCTATCAGGCATTATCACTTGCACTGACAAACTATCCGAACGGTAAGATGCTGAATGTCGTTGGTACGGACTACGAATGGACAATCTTTGAACTGGACAAGAAACAGCTACAGGGCAAATTCAACGTTATCGTACGCAGGGGCTCTTCGCTGCCGCTGGATAAGGAGAAGGAAAAGGCACAGACGTTCCAGATATGGCAATCTGGTCTGCTTGGTGACCCGAACGACCCAGAACTCCGGACATGGGTGATGGAACAGATGCATCTCGGGAACAACGATATGTTACTCCAAAAGCACTCAAAACAGAAAAACTTCGCCATGAAGGAGTTTGTTTCCGCCACAGAGAATTTAAAAGATATAAATATTCCGGAAGGATTATCGTCCGAAGAGACGGCAAAGCTAATCGAGGGATATCTCTTTATACCGCATATAAACGCCTTCGATGACCATATGATACATATTATGGTGCACAACAATTACATGATAGATAACTTCTGGAAATTCCGGTCTTCTGGCAATCCTTTACATTTAGAGTTGCTAAATCGGTTCAATATGCATATAATAGAGCACCAACAGCTAGTCCAGCAGGCCCAGCAAGCAGCATTTGTTAAGGAACTGGAAGCACAGATGATGATAAAAGGAACAACGGAGCGACAATTAGTTCTTAAGAAAATGAATTTTGAAGCAAAGAAACCAGAAACGAAAGGGAAGTAAAATGGTAGAAAATGCTAACAACGCAGGTCCCGCAGTGGATACTAGCGGCGTAGTAAATGACATCGCAGCACCATCGGTTGACACGAGTCAAGGTTTTCCGGTCTCGGGTACACAGCAAACAGTCGATGAGTTCAACAAGGGGCCCGTAGACCTGTCTAGGGCTCCCGTGGATGCGACAAAACCAGTAGAGGGCACCGAACAAGCCTCAGAGGATATCGGGGCTGTAAACGAGCGTCTGAAGCAGGTGAATGCACGTAACGCAAAGCTAATGGCTGCTGTTGGGTTAGACCCACTCAGCGACATGGCAGAGCAATTGGAGTCCGGAGTCATAACAGAAGAGATGATAAGGCGTCATGTGATGGGCCCTACAGCTTCGGCTCCAACAATGCCTGGCGTAGCAGCACAGCCGGGAGTAGAGAATCCGGTTGTGGTAGCACAAGCAAACTTTGACACGGCAAAAGCGAAGTATGATGGCGAAGCAGCGACGGGTGAGATATCACTCGATACGAATACTGCTTATATGGGAGCGATACAGGGTCTCAACGATGCAAAGATAGCGAACGTTACGCGACAGTTAGCCGACAGTACACAAGCTCGTGAAAGCGATCTTATGGCTCGTCAGGCAAGCGAAAATGTGAACGCGGTACTAGTTGGAGCACGGAAAGCACCTGAGTATGCTCAGATGGATACAGGACTTCAGGGAACCTTTGATACGGTTAATCTTGCCGTAACAGGTGTTATTGCAGATCAGGAAGCAACAAAGATGGGTCTTGACCCGTCTACGTTAACTCCACAGCAATACGCTTATTTCCAGACAAAGGCTGAAGTCGAACTTGGTAAACTGGCTCAATTTTATCAAACAAAGGGTCAGAATGAAGTACGTGCGGGATTGTCCCCAGGTGCTTCTCCTAATAATACTTTCATACCCAATCCGGCAGGTCCTGGTGGAGACGCAGTTGCTCCGCAGAACCAATATGCCGGTGTGAACAGAACTAACCATACCGATGCAGCAAGGCAGTTTATGGCTCACAATAAGGGTGTGGTATAACCGAAAGGTAAATCATGGCTACAAGTGATGTAAATGCCGCTTCAACGGCACCACAGTTCAGACAGGACTTTCAGTACAGTGCCTCAGTAGACGGTTTACTGAAGCAGGTGTATATTCCTGCACTGAACAACACAATCTTCCACGCAACTCCACTTATGGAGATGTTTGGGGAGTTTGGCGGAGTTATCGACTTTGTCGGTAATAAAATAATTAAAGCATTCAAGCACCAAGGAGCGGGCGGCTTTGGTGGTATTCCTGAAGGTGGTAGCTTTGTTACCGCTAAGAAGCAAACAGGCTTCCAGGGATACGAGAGGATTAAATTCCTGAATGCATTCTTCTCGCTCACAGGTCCGGCAGTACGTACAATTCGTGCTGGAGAAGGCGCATACGTAGACGCAGTTCCTTCTGCAATGGATGATACACTTCGTCTTGGCAGGATGCAGATGGAACGTATTATAGGTGGGTCCGGTAATGGTACAATTGCCAGCTTCCTTGCTCCTTCGACATGGAACTCTGGAGCTTCTACCGCTGCAACAATAACCCTACAAACTAAGAGTGGTGGTTATACAGCAGCACAGTGGCTCTGTGAAGGTTTGAGAGTTGACCTGTGTACCGACGAGAGTGGTACAATTGTGACATCCAGTGGTGGTTCTGTTATCAGTGCGGTCGATTATGAGGCTGGCACAGCAACATTGACACCAGCCGCAAGTATCACGGTTGCAACTGGTGACGAAATCTTCTTAACACTGGAAGACGCATATGGAGATATTGAAGCTCCTGGTACAGTAACCGCCGACTCTATTCTTGAACCAAATGGTCTGTACAACCTTGTTGATGATGGCGACACGTATTCGACTATCTGGAACCTCACAAGAAGCACTTACCCACACGCTCTTAAGAGTACGGTAAAAGCGGCTGCGAGTGCAGAACTGGACGAAGAGTTGCTGATTGACTGGATTCTTGATCTGGTTAATATCAAACAGTCCACTCCGAATGTTCTGGTAACAGACCCGAAGAGTCGGCTTAAGTACTTCAGTAACCGTAAAGAAGACAGGCGATTTGATATGACGGTAATGGACTCCATGTTCGGTTTCAAGAGCATCGGCGTTGTCATTGACCAGTACAGCCTTCTGTTACAGAGTCTTACGTCTCTGACTCCTGGAACGTTGTTTATGTTGAATACAGGCGACTTTAAGTTCGCTCGTGCAACAAACGGGTTCGAGTGGATTGAAGACGGTGGTAAGATTCTACGTAACTTCGAGACTTCGGATGCAGTATTCGGCACAGCCGTAAGCTACATGAACTTCGTATGCGAAAATCCAAACGGCCAGCTTAAGGCTACTGGACTTAGCTATTCATAATAATCGCTGTGTCGGGGTTCGGCTTTGCTACTTTCTTCCGACCCCGGCCAGCTTATTGAAAGGAAACAAATTATGAAGAAGTTTATTGTATTTATGACAATACTGCTGCTTGCGACACTGCCATGTTACGGTAAGTTGACGCCTGCGCAGTGCTGGAAGAAATCGCTCGGCGGTAATTTTACGCTGCACTTCTCCGGTACATCCACACAGCGAGACGCTGTTCCGTCTGGTGTATGGACAAAGCGGGAAGGTGATACCTGGTGGGATACTACAGGAAACACCCTGTATACCTATACTGGGTCCACCTGGGCGTCATATTCCGGCAGCGGCACAACGCTTGACGGTGCATATAACTTTGGTGGCGCAGGTACTGGAAGAACAATAGGGGCCACAGACGGCTCTGTTACTATTTCGAGTACAGACGCAGACACTCAGTTTATGCTACAGTTAAGTGCCGTTCCAGGCAGTTCTGCTGCCCTTGGTGGTCTGGAAGTAACAACTGGTTCAAATTCAACAGAGAACGCCATCGAGATAGAGAACACCGGTACTGGAAAAGATTTCGCAGGAACAGGTGATAACTTTACTGTATCAAAAGCTGGTGCTGTTGTTGGTGTAGGTTTTACTACTACTGGAGAATTGATCGTCACTACGTCAGATGTTCTTTTTGATGACACATATGATGTTGCATGGGACACAAGTAGAGATCAGTTTATTTTCCAAGACAACGCTGTCCTTGGCCTTGGTGGAGCCCATGACGCCGCTGCGGATATAACTCTATCTTATGATGGCACGGACCTGCTTATGGAAGCTGCTGCGGCGGATGACACATGGAAGATTGGTGCAACAACCAACTTCGATATCAACATTTATGGTGATACAAACACCGATAATGTTATATTTGACACTTCCGCAGAAGACGTACGCTTTAATGGGTTTGACCTGACATTACTAGACACCGATATTCTTAACTTCGGTGACGGTGACGATATAACTATGACATGGGACGCCACAGACCTCATTGTTGAAGGTGCAACCTCTGATAGTGTTATCAAGTATGGTTATACCAATAACATTGATATAATTGTATACGGTGACACGAATACTGATGCGGTAACCTTTGACACATCTGCTGAGGATGTTCAATTTAATGGATTTGATTTGACTATACTGGATGCAGATTTAGTCAACTTCGGTGACGCTGATGACGTTACGATGTCATTTGACGGTACTAACTTTGAGATATTTGCCCTTGCCGCAGATACACCACTTGCTATAGGTGGCACTGCTACTGGTTTTGATTTGGCATATTATTTCGAGACAGCAGGAACCATCTCTATTGACTATGACGGCGACTTAATGACGTTCAGTGATGATATGTCTCTTGGTTTTGGTGATAGTGCCGCAGAGGGCACAATAGTATCTGACGGAACTGGATTGAATGTCACTCTCGGTACGTCAAAGGCACTTAACTTCTTGCGAGCTACTGCTGGTACGGTTAACCATGGTGCTGATGGGGCTGGGCTTGATGTTTTGTTTTTCGGTGAAACTGCGTCTCATGTTGTGTGGTGGGACCAATCCGGGGACGAATGGATTTTCGGTGTAGACGGGGATGGCGTTGATGTAAGTTTCTTCGGCGATACAGCAAGCTCCATAGCGTTATGGGATACTACCGCAAATGCTTTTGTTCTTACTGCTGCCGACATAACAATGGATGCTGACTCTACTTTAACTGCTGGAGCGACGGTCACTGCTGATGCAGTTATAACTGACCAAGCCAGTGTTACATTGACGGCAGCTACATCAGGAAAGATTCATCCTATTAACAACTTAGCGCAAAACACAACTATTGATTTACCCGCTGAAGTGGATGGATTGAATTATGAGTTTTGGTACACTGGTGGGTCTGTAGAAACACATGACCACATCATAGACGCAGAGGCTAATGCGAATTACTATATTGGTGGAGTTCAGTTTATTGATAGTGATGATAATTCTATCACTGAGGTCTATAGTAATGGTTCGTCAAATGCGAAGATTACTCTCAATAACCTTGAGGCAGGATCTTACATAAAGATTACATGCGATGGAACTAATTGGTATATAACCGGGATTATCTACTCTGATACGGCTCCAGTTTTCGCTGATGCAGTTTAATTAAAAACGGGCAGGGGCAATCTGGCCTCTGCCCATACTTTGAGAGGAAAGCAATGCAATCCGGTATACGATACATAGTAATAATGGATGATGACCAGGAACGTTTACAGAGAGAATTTGGCGACAAACACATTGTCTTCGGCCGTAACATCAAGACTCACGCGTTTGAGGCGTGGTACAAGCCCGAGAACAGTGCTCCCTATAAGATAACTACCTGTGAGAACGTTTGGCACGCTATCAAGCTCCTGCGAGCTAGACAGGCTTTTGAGAACAGACGTGCGAAGGAGATTCTTGCAGAGATTGATAAGCACAACGACAAGTTGGTGACAGACAAAGAAGAAGCGGCTATGCATGAGGTACGACACACGATGCAAGCAGTAGCCAGCGGCAAGAAAACATTTATGACCCCGAGAGCCCGGAGAACCGGATAATGAGACTTTATAATACTACAAACGATATCAAGACAGAGTTGGAAATTCTATACAAGAATGTCACCGGACGACCCAATCTTACCGCGATAGAGACAGATATCATCTATAGCTCTATCGTAGACGCAATGCAGTATGTTCTGTTGGAATATGGTGTTGAGACGTTCAAGTTCCAAGAACAGACCATAGAGGTCGATACAACGTCCGGAACGAACTATATTGACCTGGATACATATGTATACAAGGTTCTTGCTGGTACGGTGCGGATAACCGCAGAAGACCACATTCTCTCCGTCATCGACGAGACACAGGTATACGCTGTAGACCCAGACTTGTCAGAGACGGGACTACCGGACACATACTCGTTCCTTAACTCTGGTACGCTGAACGTAATGCGACTGTTGCTGTATCCGACTCCAGACGCAGTCTATACGGTAACACTAAACGTATTACAGTACCCGGAAGATGAACTAACAGAGTTTCCATCAAACCTTATGAGTGCGATCAAGAACAAGACAAAGGAGTTGGCCGTCCTTGGTCTCGGGATGCCACAACTGCAATCCGGGTTCAGGAACGCCTATGAAGACATAATCGCCAAGATCAAAGACGGATACAACGATAATAGCCCAAAACACATCGGGCGTACATATCTTGTATCTAACACACGCAGTATTGAAGGAAGGATACCATAATGGCTTTTACCGCGAATAACATAATGGATATGGCACAACGGTTCCTTGTAGATATAGAAGATGATGCATATAGAGATACTTCTACCAGCCAACCGATGTTGTCATTCCTTAACGAAGGACAAAGGCGGTTTGCAGCAGAGACGTTCTGTTGCCAAACGATAGTAGACCTGTCATCCGTGACAACGAAGACGATCACATACGCTACATTGGCAGCAGCCATTGCAGACGCACTGGGTATACTATTCGTTGTAAAGGTGGAAGTGCCAGACTCTACGGTGTCTCCGTTCTTACCAAAGGCACCAATAAGTGAGATGAAGAACACTTTGGCGGTAACAACGCTGATACCAACACGATATACACTGTTTGGTGAAGAAATCGTATTTGACACTCATGAGAGTGCAACACTGGCACTATCAGACGTCAACGTATACTGTGTGTTCTCCCCGAATGATGTCATTGCGACAGACAATATCCTGATACCGGATGAATGGGCACAAGCGTTAGTGCATTATATCGTGTACTGTTGCCGTATCCTGGACAGAGATGCCGGGTTAGCAAACGGAGCATTTGCAGAATATGAGGCAATGCGAGTGCAGGCAGCACAATTATACCGAGCACAAATGGAGCAATAATGGTATATCCGATAAAAGAAATACAAGAAGCGACATACTCGCCGGATGACTTCGAGCAACTGGCAGTGACAGATTTCTCTGGCGGTCTGAACATTACAGACCCAATAGTGACTTTACCGCCAAACCAGTTTACTTCCATGCTGAACTACTACTTTAATCGGCAGGGTACAATATACTCACGGCCTCCATACAGACCGTACGTATTTGGGTCTTCAGTGATAGATACGCAGTGCAAAGTAGGGTATCATCAGCTTATCACGCTATTCGCGGATGGTGGAGGTGGAGAGGTAGATGCCACGGTCACTGGGCATGGACTCTCTACGGACGATAGGGTAACAATATCCGGTACAACAAACTACAATGGAGCATATCTAATCGACAAACAAGACGCGAATATCTTTGAATTCACGGACACGTGGGTTGCGGATGAAGCAGACGCAGATTCTGTTGCAACGGTGTACTTTGTCCCAAAAGAGCTAGAAAACTACCAGGTCTTCCGAGAGACCTTAAGCAATGGATGGTCGTATAACGACGAAGTTCACGTGATCTCGGGAGTTTTCGAAGATTTATACGGTACAGTAGCAGATCAATACATGGTTGTGGTCTATAACACGACAAACGAACAATGGACACGGATATGGGGAGCAGCCGCCTCTGGGACAACAAGCGTCTCGGTAGCACCATACAAGATCAACCAGGCATTCGATCTGATGATATTCCCGAATACAGCCTCTGGGAACCCGGAACGCTGGAGCCCTAGTAGTGCGACGCTCGGACCAGACATCATTGGTGTTATGTCAGATGTTGGGCTTACTCCCCCAACCGCAGCAGACTCTTTTACCGCCACTGGTACGCTAAGTGACAGTGCAGAAGGTCTGGAAAGGGTCGCAGCAGGAGTTGCATACTACAAGTTTGCCTTCTTCTATGATGACGCGAATATAACAACAAGGTACGGAGAATCATCTACAACGGTGGTAACGGACGGAAACACGGATACTGGTGTGGCGGTCACACTGGACGCCACGAAGAAAGCCAAAATATCAATAGCGTTCACGACAGTCACTGTTCCATCGACTGTGTCCAAGGTCATAATATACAGAGCTCCGGATTCTACCCCAGAAGGGCCGTATCGACTCGTTGGTGAGACCGAGGTAACATCCACTACTGCGATAACAACCTTCGTTGATACGACTCCGTGGGACCATGAGGGAGTGGAAGACTTACCTGCGGGTTCTAATCCCTCGCTGAGTGGCTCAGAATTGATTCTACAGAACGTTCGGACGGTTGGGGCATACTTGTTGGGGTTCGACACTACGATGCCTCACAAGCTCGTGTGGAGCAATAAAGAGAGTCCGGATGTATGGAACCCACTGAACTTCGATTACCTGGACGATACCGGCAAAGCGGCGATAGATTTCAACCGACAGATATATATCTTCACCAAGACATCAACATACCAGAAGACGGATATGGATTCTGCCGCAATACGGATAAGCAATATCGGATGTACGGACGGAAGAACATTACAAGATGTTGGCTCCGGCCTTGCCTGGATGGATTATGATACGGTCTATTTTGCCGACTTTGTACAGCAATACGGCTCTAAAGGAGATTTCCCAAAAGATATCGGACACAGAATCGCTTCTTCCGTGCTACGCAGAGACGACGACTTCAGCGTAAGTTCGGTATTCTTTGAGAGACGGTACTACGTAACATACACAGATACGGAAGATAATCTACCAAGAACATACGTTTATGATGTTGATATAGATGCATGGACACAGCACTCGGCTACTCATTTGTTTTGGGCTCGTGGAGACAGAACACTATTTTCTATGGGAGAAGTAGCAAACGGTATATTAACAAAACATTATGCGTATGAACATGATTATAATGCTACCGTAACAACTGTAACGGGTAGATCGGAATACGATGGAAAGGATTACCATGATTATGAATATATACTAGCCCCACTTGCACACTGGAAGATGGATGATGATGCAGCAGATACCGTATTAACGGATGAGGTTGGGCTTAATAATGGAGTCACAAGCGTAAATACAAATACAGCCGGGTTTTCTGTAACAGGTACAGATGGTGATGCTTTAGATATGGCAAGTATACGTTACGCAGAGGTGGCAGATAGTCCATTGTTTAGCTTTTTTAATAGTGCCGGCGACTTGCCATTTACTGTTTCTATATTTCTGTATCAAGACACCGCCTGGGCTGGAACTGATTTTCTTGTTGCAAAATTAGATGAGAATGCAGACCAAGGCGAATGGTTTTTAGAAGTTGACTCAGGAGGACGTGTATATTTTAAGTGTAGGGAATGGGACGATAGCAGTCATACTATAGAAGCAAGAAATACTACTCCGTTATTAGTTAATACATGGAATCATGTCGCAGCGGCATATGCCGGTAACGAAGTTGCTAGAGGTTTACATGTATTTGCTAATGGTGTAGATGAAACATTATTGGTATCAGATAGTGGGGATTATCCCGGCATGGCGTCAAGTAGCTCTCCAGTTGGCATTGGAACAAGTGCAACAGGCCATTATAATATCAGTGACCAGATTTTAGATAATATAATCATTTATGACTTTTATGTTTCAGAGTCTGATGCAGCGGCACTTAATAACAAAGAAGATACTTTTTATGGCGGTATGGCTAACATCACGGCTTCCATAGAACGGCTTAACACTCGTATCTCCGGTGACTTCCGTAAAACCTTCATATCCTCACTGAGCATAGAAGCAGAGGGGTCAATAGTAGACATCGACGCTACGTTATCAGCGGAGAATAACGAATTCTCGGTACTGAAAACCTTTACCGCTGGAGTTACCGCAGAAGAGATAACTACATTCGCCTTTGTATTCGATGAGAGTGTCTATGCGGTCGGTGTAGGCACAGAAGCAGCAGCAGGAGACGCAGACGAGGCTGGATACGCCGGATTCGAGGGAAAGGCACTGGCTACGCTGCATAAGAAGATCAGAAGAGTGATAAAATCCAATGCTATTGGGGTAACACTGACATCAAATGACTCGCGTAATCTAAAGATACTGTATATAGTGCTTTATTGGAAGGCACTACCGCTTATAGCTTAACGAAAGGGACAACATGGCAGAGGCAAGAAAGAACGGAATAGTGATAGCGTGCTCGGTTATAGCTTGTATTGTGACCTTATTGACATGCGGAACCCTTATCGGTAATATGCAGGGAGACGTCCGGAGCATCAAAGAGGACATCACACCGTTACAGGACGATATTAAGGTCATAAAGACGAACCAGACGGACATGAAGACCAAGCAGGCCTTCCTGGAGGGAGTTGTAAGCACAAAACTGGACACAATACAAACCACCGTCAGCAAGATGGAGAAACAGGTAGACGGTTTAATGAGAACTCCGCACCCGGTAACGGTGCCGTAGAAAGGGAATCATGACACAGAAAAAGCAAGTACAGCCAAAACCAAAAGTACAGGTACAACCGAAACCAAAGGTACAGGTACAGAAAAAGAAAAAGAAATAGAGGGATATTATGGCTATTGAGCTAACAGATTTATCGAAGACCGACGTAGTTGCCAAACAGAAGCTGTACGCCGCGAACGAAATAACGCGTATTGACGCGGTAAACGCCAATAACGCCGAGTTGGAATCTAAATGTGTTGCGACCGAAGGGAACCAGACTATTGCAGGTGTAAAGACTTTTAGCAGTTCTCCAGTGGTTCCCGCTCCGACAACCGACCTACAGGCATCTACAAAGAAATATGCCGATGATGCTATTGCCACAGCGGTTGCAGCTGCTGCTGACCCAACATATACTGGCGGTGAGTCTCATACCTTCGGTGGCGGATTAATAATAAAAAGCGGTGAAGCTAGTAATGGAGCCGTTTCGTTTGGTACTGCATTTCCTAATGGTGTAATTTCTATCACCGCTACAAAAATAACCACCACTACTAATGTGATGGCCCAGGTATCGTCAGTAACTGTAGCTGGGTTTACTATTACGTCAAATGGCGGACAATCTAATTATTGGACAGCGATAGGATATTAAAGGATATACTTATGATTAAATTAGCGGATTCAGGGAACAAAGTATTCGTCAGTCTGACGTACACAGAGTTTAACGCACTGGCTGATGTAGCCGCTGCCGCTGATGTAGCAAACGGCGACACGGTTAGCCTTGTCTGGATTAAGACAATACTGGACAATGTTAGTAACTTCCAGACAGAGTTGGTAGACATTAAGGCAAAGATCGCAGAGACTGACGCAATGGTAAGTGCAATGATAACATAGGTAGGTATACAATGGCAGAATACATCGTAGAGCGGTTACTAGAACCAACACCAGCGGATATTGCTGCTGTGTTGAATCTTTTTAAGAAGATTCCGGGTCGTACATGTTCTGCAAAGAACTATTTGGCGTATCTGGACTATAACTGGCGAGCCAATATAGCTATATTCATAGTACGCCGTAACGGCAAGATTGTTGGGTTTACGCAGGCAGAAGCTCCTGGGTTACTGGACCCGACATCTGCGTTCTTACCGTTCTCTTGCTCTTCTAAGGGATGTAACCATAAAAGGGCTCTGGAGGCCGTTGGGCTTGCCGAAGAGTGGATGAGAGGGTTTGGTGCCAAAAGATTCAAAGTGGACACTGTGAGGCGTCCTGACGCGTTCTCGAAGCTATGGGGAATGGTAGTATCAAAAGAAGTACGCATGGAAAAGGAATTATAATGATAATCGGAAAAAATACGTTAGAAGAAGTATTCGGTATTGACCCATTCGTACGATTCAAGAGTGGTGGTAAGAGTCCGCCACAACCAACTTCTACGATAACGGAGACGGGTATCGGCCGTGAGGCTAAGTCTGAGCTATTCCCTTTTATCGAGTCTGGGTTGGCGGGTACCGGATTTGGGCCTCCGGGTGCACTGGAGCAGCGCAAGTTGACCGCATCAGCGGGACTCAAACGTAGCTTCGGACAGGCACGTGGAGAACTGAATTCGCAGTTAAACCGCACGCTGGACCCGAGGGATACCAGAGTACGTAGCTTTCTTAATACGTCTCTGAACCGTGCTTATACCTCCGCACAGGACACACAGCGTCGTGGCTTCCAGGACGAGGCCATAGGAGATGAAACGTTAAGTCGTGATATCGCGGCAACTACAATAGCAAACGAACAACGACTTGGTGTAAACTCCGCTCAGGCGTATAACCAGGCCTTAACAGCTAACCAAGCAAACCGTAGCCAGTTCGGAACGTTTGCGACGAATGTCGCGGGCGGGATTGGCAGCGGCGTTGGTGATTTCTTATTCGCACAAAAGATGGCATCTTAGAAGGGATATATAATGCCTTTACCATTATTAGCAATGGCAGTAGGAGCCGGAATCGGGGCTGGCGTAGGTCAGCTAACCGGTGGTAATACAAAATCAACGCTTACCGGTGCCGGTATCGGTGCAGCAGCCGGGTTCGGCTTTGGTGGTGGTTTTGGTGGAACAACCGCAGGGACGGGAAGCGGAGCCGGTTTTGTTGGTCCGCCATCAGCAGCGGCTAACGTAGGCACGAGTTTAGGTGGTCAGCTTGCCGCAGGCGGTAAACTACTGACAAAACCAATTATACCGGGTCTATCGTTCACAAGTCCACTATTCCTTGGTGCCGCAGGTCTGTCACTGGCTGCTGGTGGAAGTACTACCGGTGCCCAACCACAAGACAAACCGGCTCTTTCAGAGCGGGCAAAGCAACTTAAGTCTCAATGGGTAAAGGCGATACAAGGAGATGTGTCGAAAGCAAAGGCGGGTGACGTAGACCGTAAGGCCGCTGGAAGCATTAATAGACTTAAGGTGGCAGAAGGGCTACGTACACGAGCGACAACGGGAAACATACAAGCCGAACAGGCGACTGCTGGCAACGTAAGGCCCGATCAACGTGGCGGGGCAGCTATAGGTGGTAGAACGGTAAAGGCAGAGCTAGGTGAGCTCTCAGAACGCATGGAAGGGCTGTTTGCTCCGACATCGGTACTGAACGCATTCCGGAAAGAAGATTTAATAAATGCAGCTAAACAGCTTGGTAATATAACAAACGTCGAGAATCAGGTAGCGTCGTTCAGTTATAGCTCAAGACTATCAAGTTTCCTGACCAATAACCTGCTATCGGCCCAGAAGGGTGCAGCGATTGGTGGTATAATCAGCGGTGCTGGCAGAATACAGGCTGGACAGGCACAGCAGGACGCATATAATAGAATTGCTTCATAGCGAAAGGTATAGACATGGCACAAGACGGATTCTTTGGTGTTCAGAGTGGTGCTGCACTGGTAACGGGGCTGACACGATCATATGAGCGACATCTTGCCCGGCAGGCAGACCTATTCAGGTTCAAGATCGCAATGGACCAGCAGAAACTGCAAAACCGAGTACAGCAGTTCCAGGTCACGGAACAAGCACGGACACAAAACACAGCTAGTAGGGTTAAGATTGCACAACTGGAGAACCAGACATTCCGAAATCCAGCCGTTATTGGCTCTATCGGTGCTCTGAAAAGAGGTATCGCTACAAGCGAAGAAAGTCTACGTACTACTTTTGGTGGGGATGGAGCTCCGGTAAGGCAAATACGCACACCATCCGCGACAACAGTACCGATTTCTCGTATTGGAACTGCTAAGCCGGGTGCGGTAGCAGGAGAACCAGATACAACGCAAGACCCGCCATCACCGATAAGAGGTATCGGTCCAAGACAGCGGCCTACGGTTGAGACCAAAGACGGTGTACAGGTAATCCGGACAGAACGTGGTTTGTTTAAGACAAAGACAACGGCAGAGTTTGGTACGCAACCAGATTTTAACAGCCCTATTGCGGAAAAGGCCCCAGTAGAAGCCGGAGAGGGTGATAAGGGCATAATAACCGTAGAAAATAAGACGCGGGATGCAATACGAGACCTCGAAATAGATATTCCTGGTCTTGGTGAAGTGAAAAGTTTTGAAGAATTCGCCAATAAACTCAATATCAATGCTATTCCGGAAGATTCCGATGTAGCAGAAGCAGCATTCACCAAGATCGCACGAAACATAGAATCCCAGATAGGAAAACAGATTGACGACAATTTCGTCCAGAATGACGCCGCTCTTCATCCAATAGCACAGGATATCATTGTGGACAAGTTCCATGACGCCATAGCCGGATTAGACGTTAGTGAGGGCGAGAAGGCAAAACTGGACGCACAAGTGGATAAACTCGGCCCAGGAGACCCGGTTGAGATAGCCACAAGGGCGGTAAGAACCAAACTAAGGCCCAAACTCGGCAATGCAATAACCAAACTAATAGACAAATCTCCCGCACTTGCCGGAGCATTGGGTGCGATTGCTCCGATTCCAACAGCTATTGCAGCGAGAGATGTGCTTGGTGGCGGAGCAGTGGTAGCCGCTGGTGTTGTTGCAGACCCAATAATCGAAGCATTTGGTGGAACGAAAGATAAACTTAAGCGACTTGGACGAGACATCGCACGTCCTGACGTAACACGAGCAGAACTACAGAAGGCCGTGCCGGAGATCAAGAAGGAGGTTATTGCAACATTACACCGTACTGGACAGGTCACGAAACTGGCAACAGAAGCATTACAAGAGATGACGGATGACCAGAAACGAGCTTTGTTGGGTGATGACCTTGCTCCTGATACCGCAGCAGATATAGACGAACTCGCTTTCTGGAAGATGCAGGACCTGGTTTCCAATGAGGTTACTCTGGTGACGGGTGATACGGTTGACAGAGCGATTGCGAAAGCTATACTGGATGCCGGTGTAAAAGTCAGTGGAAAGGCTGTTCGTGGAACAATCAAAGCAGGTCAGAAGAGCGAGGACATCATCGAACAGGGTAAGAAAAAAGGTATCCGTGTTGGAATAGGCCTTGGTATTGATGGCTTCCTCCGGTCAATCGGAGCTCGCAAAGTAAAAGAGGAAGACAATGGCGAAGAATAGACCTCTCGGTGCGACCACCAGTAAAGACACCGCTACGATAGAACGCGGGCTTGAAAGCGTTGACTCCGATCTGACTGTAGCCGAGTTGACGGCACAGGAGAAGAACCGCTTCTCACAGATAGACTTCAATAACCGGACGGTAAGCAACGCAGAACAGGTAAGACGGGCTAAGTTCGCACAACCAGTCACGGAAGATGAGTTCTATGACACACAGATACAGAAGGGCCTGGATATCGCAGAACCGTTCCTTGCCGAACAACACGGTAGTGTGCAGGCGATTCCTGGTAAACTGCTTCCAAAGAACATAAAGACGTACGATGCCTCGCTAGAGAAGGTATGGAAGGACCCAAAATACTCCTTGAAGGCCAAAAAGGCGTTTACAGAGGGTGCCGCGGTTGTATCAGCAAAACAGAACCGCCAGCAAGAGGGCCAGATTATAGAAGACATTATCAAGGGACTTAACGCCCAGAGCAAGGATATACAGAATAAGATAGAGTATGGACACCTACGGTCGATCTTTAACTCCGCAGCACAGGGCATAGAACTGCTTGCTGGTCCCGCAAGGCTGGGTCTCCAAGGTGAGGCTACCGGCATGGCCTATCAAGAAGCAGCACAGCTTATTGGGTACCACGAACCAGACGGACCAATAGACGGGTTTATTAACCTGGTTGCGGCTAACGCTCCTACAATGAGTGCCGCTCTTTTAGCGGCTATGGTACCGGTCGTTGGCCCCGCTCTTAGTGCGGGTGTCATCGGCTCTCATATGGGCACTGATATGTTCTATGACCTTAGACGGGCAGGTGTGGAACAGTCACTTGCACGTGATATGTCCATTCTCGGCGGTGCAGCCCTGGGTGCGGTAGAAATATTCACCGGTACGGCACTGGTTAAAACAGCAAGAGCGGTACCTGGATTGCGAGGACTGGTTGGTTCTGCGAGCAGAGCGGAGCGTTTAAAGCTTCTTCGTACCGCAATCGGGCGTGGTTCCACCAGACTTGACGATATCGCACGAGCGGGTAGCACCGGCAAGGTAAACACTCTTGGGATGAGCAAAATACTGAAAGAGGTGTTTAGCGACACTTCCCGTATGCAGGCACTAACACAGTTATTCAGGGCCGGAGCTACAGAGGCGTTTGTTGGTGGTGTTGAGGAGTGGTTGCAAGAAGGTATGCAGATGGCTCTGACAGAAGGCACACTGCAAGTAGAGGGGTTAGAGGGGATACTTCCCCGCAATATAGATGGTACGGTAAACATGGATGAAGTACTCGGACAGATGGGTGACGCCTTTGTTGCCGGATTCTTTCTTGAAGGGCTTATCGGTGGTGCAATGGCGGTTCGTGGGCTTAATACCCGCTTAAAGACCGCAGATTTCATTAATCAAGTAAAACGTCAACTCCGAGCAGATATACCGGAATTCAGTAATGAATCACTGGATTTCGTCGCACGTCATGTTGTTATGGAATCTATCACTGAGGAAGAGAAGCTACGTAAGGTCAATGGTGGTAGAGACTTAACACTGAAAGAGAGAGCAAACATAAACGCGACTGCAATAGAGAATGCGGTCGCTAATCTCCGAAATAACCCGCTACAGGCCATTATGATAGATCATGGCGGCAGCGTTAACATAGAAGAGTTCGTACCCGGCCAGGCACTGACAATGACGATAAACGGTCAGAAGATCGCTGTTGTTAAGTCGGATACTCTGACAGGGTCAGCGGGAGAGGCCGTAGCCGCCCAGTTCCATCAGAGTCCGTCAGGTGCTAAAAGCGTAGGTGTTAGTGAAGAATTATGGTTACAACTCGAAGAAAAGGGACTGAATCAGAACATTATTGCCATAAACACTTATCAGGGCTCTACATTGGGTCATGAAGTTGTCCATGCCGTTATACAACAGATGGAGGGAGAATCTCGGGATGCGGTATTGGATATGTTCAATGTAGCAGACTCTGATGTGCAAGAGGCTCCCGCAGAAGCATTCGAAGAATTCCAGCAGGAACAGAGGCAACAGCCGGTACGTGCGACGTTTCGTAACGTATTCGCTGCGGCAGAGAGGTTGGTTAGAGGCCCTAGGGCTTCCGCTGCTGCCAAGAAGCGTGGATTCCTGTCTAGGATAGGTAAAACGATTAAGACGCCCACAGCGGCCACACAGGACGCACAACCTTCAATAAAGGGTGAGGGGCCACAAGGCCCGGTCAGCCAGCCGTTGTTTCCGTCCGTTAAGGCATCTGATAATATACGCCTGCGTATTGAGACGGTAGACGCGAAAGAGCAGCATGACACAAAAGTACAAGAGCTACGGCATAGAATCACTGAATATATAGCTTTGTACGCCGGTAAGTTCGATATGGCTGATTCCGAGCAGATTGCATTACAGAGATTTCTCACTGGCGTTGTGGTTGCCAAACTAAACAATAAACCGATTCCAGAGTTTGCCGAGGTTAGTAAGCACGTTGGTGCGATAAACGCCATTGGCGGGCTTGTAGGCGGTAAAACAGGACTACGTGCAGTCGCAAGACAGATATCCCGTGACCCGGTAATTAAGGAAACCAGCCGGTCAAAGCGGGCAAGGCGTATTCTAAATGACTTTGCATCTAATTGGGCAAAGCGTGATGTCACGGCAACATGGAGCGAAGCCAAGGAAGCACGCTTGCAGCAATTACTGACTAACGCGTCTAAGGGTGCATTAAGATTATTGGATATCAAGGCCGGAGACCCGCGTGTTATTGCGACAAGAGCGGACTTTGAGGCATTAGCCAAGGAGTTGATACCGTCAGGTCGGTTTGACGAGGTCCTCGGTGGTGTCCGGCAGATGAATACTGACGCGGGAGTAATGCGTGATAAGGCAAAAGTAGATGCTGCGCGCGAGATCGGTTCTGAAAATGACGATATTAACACCGAAGAAGCGTTATCAAGAGAAGAATTCCAAGCAAAAGCGGCATCTACGACGGGTTCAGTACAGCCGATTGGTGCCAGAGTGGTCGGTCCTACAATAAAATCAATACGACGCATCGGACAATTAAGCGAACAGAGATTCGAGGATGTATACCTCCCGTTGTCTGAGGCGGCATACGTCGATATATTCCGTGCATTGGACCTACCTTCAGACCAAAACCGGTCAACACACGGTATTGACGGTGAAACAACCGTATTGCGGGTTGGTAATCTAGAATTTGATCTCCAATCATCCAGCGATATACGCCGCCTTAACGACCTGACAAAGCTGTTTGGACCAATGTGGGCGATAACGGCAGAAGCACATCATTTGAAGGCAGACACCGATCTAGCTTCCGCGATCAAGAATCTGGAAGAAATCAATACACAACTTATCGACGGCACACTGTATAAGAGTGTATCTCCGAAATTACGCAAACGCGTCGCAGCAGCATCGTTATTCGCGTTATTTACACAATCAGACAGCACGGTTCCAGTGACAGTAGCCGACACCTCATTCGATGTGGCCGTTGACGCACGCATAACAGCAGATGACATCGTGCAGTTTTTCATCTCCAAAGGACTGCCGGATGACGGTTCTTCCGTGTTGCTGTCAGAATTAGGTACATCAGAGACCGCAGGCCAACTTGAAGCAGAAAACGCACAACGGTTGGGTATTCCGCTCATTGAGGGCGAGAACCTACCTGTGACGTCTGACCTGATTACAAAACCCGGTTCTGCTCCCGTAACCATCTCTACGGATTTAACGGCCCAGAACGCCGCCAGAGAGACGTTACGGTATCTATCAGAGATTCTTACCGCCAATCTGACCGCACCAGAGATTCGCGGTATGGCTGGCAAGTCCGACAGGGTAGGCGGAGATCGTGGTGTAGCAGCATCCCCGATGGCAACTGTAGCACGAGCGATCAACTTTAAGGGTGAAAAGAACGTCAGTGGGCTTGTAGGGCCATTGCTGCAAAGCAAGGGCGAGGATATCGCCCGAGAGATCGGGTTTATACTGAATAAGGTGATGGAGAGCTATAATCTCATGAGCCGGATTGACCTGGCTGGCATAGAAGGTGCTGCCGCGGAGAACGTCGCTGATTCCAGCCCACAGGACGTAAAAGCCGCACTTGCGGCTATGGTAGACGAGGCATTGTCATCAAAGACATTAGGTGCAAAAGCCGATGCATTAGCGACGGTACAGAATATTATCCGTGATATCACAGACCCACAGAGTATTGTATCCGCTGAACGTGCGGCTTTGTTAGATGAATATTTAACAGCCGACCCGGAAGGAGAAGCACTGGTAGCAGAAGCATCACGGCTACAGAAATCAATCGACCATTACAACAAGAATGTGCGAAACCAAGCCCTGAAGGACGCATCCATCCGTACCGCACTGGCAATGCGGCTTGTAGAGTTCCAGGAGCAGTCATTCGCCTTGCGTGATGTACGGAACATGAAAGTACAAACGGACGGTCTGAAGCTGCATACGGCGTTTATGGAGATATTCGGCATCCAACCGGAGTTTAAACTTCGGACGATATTGAAGAATATTGCCAAACGCGACATGGGCATCCGTAATACCGCTGCACAATACTCGTTGGCGATGCATTTCGCTGTTGACGCTATGAATACGGAGAATGCAGTCGAGACACTGTCGAGACAGGGGATAGCGGTCAGAAACACCATAAAGGCACTGGAGGCGAAATCTTCACTAACGAACGAAGAAAACTTCAAGCTGGCAGAATATAAGCGGTATTTGTCTGTTATGCCGTTATCAAGCGAAATTGTGCTTGGCGAGGGCGAGTTTGGCGGGAAGATACGTCACTTCATCGAGAACGAGTATTCCAATATGGCGGACGAGAACTGGAATCTGATTGCCTCTGGCTCACGATTCGCAGGCCAGCAAGAACAGTTCTACTCTCCACGCGTATTTACCGAGGGAAAGGCGGCAGAAGAGGGTGAGACGCCCGAGAACGTATTCAAGGTGGTTACAGGGAGGTTATTGGGTCGTAAATTCGAGACCTTAGCTCCACATTTAGCGGATGGCAGAATACTAAAGTTCCCGGATTTCTTCGCAAACTACATAGCAGGCAACCAGGACGTCGCAAATGTTCTGGCAAACCAGCATATGATAGACAGCAATATATCGTCAGGCTTCTTTAAATTGGGGCCTGACGGGGGGTTTAAGCTTCTTGAGGCCGCCGGAAGCAAACTTATGACCCTACAGGTGGTCGGTCCCAACGGGAAGGTCCTAGCGGCTAATCTAGCCACCTTCGAGGACGCAGTATCAGTACAGAAGGCCAAAGGCGGTGATATCCGCCCACAATTCCGTGATGTCTACGCTCCGACAGAGATCGCGGATTTCGTAAATCGCATCACAAAGACATCTACATTCCGTAGAACGCAGTTTGGGCTGTCTCTGATGGCGTTTAACGCGAAACTGAAGCTCATCAAGATCGCCTGGGGCATGTTTCACAGACGAGGATTGTTATGGTCCGCTATGATCGGCGGTCGTGCGGCTCCTGGCACGGAGTGGAAGCTGGACGATTTCACCGGAAGAGGCGATTTTCTGGGTAAGTTGAAGACACGGCTGGATTACGGCTCACGTCGGCAACTTGGACTGGACGCGATTCTGGGGAACTCCAGACAATTCCACGCTCTCGTGCATTACGGCATGACCGCGTTCCAGGTACAGGACGTTGGTATCAAGAATCTACAATTCAAGACGGGATTGGAGAAATTCACTGCTGGTGAGCTACGAAACGTCCCAACAAAACAAGCAAATCTGCTGATATCACGTATGTCAGACCTTACACAACGCCTCCAAGGCGAGATGTTCGGTGTGTTTGGGTCGTCACTAAAGACCGCAACGGCTTTTAACGAGGCACAGGCACTGTTAATTAAGCATGGCGAGAAGATTCTCGAAGAGAAGCAAGCATCGAAGAATGCAACACCACCGGCGCTAGCTCCGCACCATATCACGTACAACTCCGCCTTTGGTAAGGCCGAGATCAACGAGGAATCGTATTTTTCGGAGACAGAGGCCAATATCTATCGTGCAGTAGCCGGAATGGCGAATGCCGACTTTGGCGGCCTAAACACAGATCGGCTGGGAGCCAGCAAGACGGCACAAGACACGATGCGTCTGTTACTCTTGGGTCCTGACTGGACGGCATCGAACGTCATATCCGTATTAAAACTGTATAAGAAGCCGGGGGTGGGCTTCTCTGGCGTTGGTACCGCTTTTTCCGGGTCTGATATGGAACAGGAGATATATAAGATGTTCTGGCTCCGTATCATCGGGCGGTCATTGATACTGGCTACGTTGATAAACTTCGCAATGGCCGGTCTTGACGACGATGATCTGATGGAACGGTACAAGAAGGCGGTAAAAAGGGGTAAATTTAACGCACTGAAAGCCGATATATCACCCGCAATCCACATTCTAGGCGGCTCACAGCAGACAGATCACTATCTGAACACGCTCGGTCACTTCCTTGACCCGGCAAAAATGATCTCCAGCCCGGTAAAAATGATGTACCATAAGTCATCCGCCGTGGCAAAACCGGTTGTAGACCTGGTAGCGGGCACACGGTTCGACCAAAAACGACCCACCCCGATAACCCAGATCGGCCAAAAGGGCCTGTATACGTGGGAGAGCAACCGAAGAGGACCGTTAGGTCCCGCAGAGTGGCCATCATACATGGTCTACCAAGTATTACAAACACTGCCAATACAAGCAAGAAACGTCTTTGACGTACTCGAAGGCGAAGCAAACGTCGTTACCGGCTCCATGAAGGCTGGTCTCGGCTTAGACGTAAGCAGAACGTATGATAAGATGGGCTCAGACAAAGGAAAATAACCTACAGGAAAGAGGAATATTATGCCAGAAATAGAAGAAGAAATCACAATAGAATTCAATAACTCACAAATGGCTTTTATCCCCTGTAAGTCGGGGTGTAAGCTGGTATTTAACGATCTAAACCTGTCACAGGCCGAGGCGGCTACAATGACGTGGCTCGAAATGAACGGACCAATGTTGAAAATAGAGATTTCTAAAGCAACAGAATAAACAGCCGGTCATAGAAGAACAAAAACCAACCAATAAAGGCTCTTTTCACCGGCTCCGGGCCCCGTAGTAATATGTTGCGGGGCTTTTCTTACAGACCGCCATACCCGTTCTCCCATATACACAGTAAACAACACACATCCCTTACCGATAAGACGTGTCTTGTTCTAGAGAAGTTCAAAAATACAGATTTTTATATATATAGACGGCCTATACCTTATGCCCGCAGGAGAGGATTACTCTTATACAGGCATGATACCCCCGGTCTTTATGGATTTAGGTTACGCTAAAGCCCTTAAGGGGGGGGCTCCGCCTTTACTCCCCCACCTCGACCTGTTCTTACGATGTTATTTTGTTTTTTAACCTCTTTTAAGGAGCATAGTATGAAGATTACAATAGACACACAGTGTATCACAGCGGCGTTGCTGGACTTCAACGCACGTAAGGTAGTGAATGCAGCCAGTGGTGGCTGTTCGTGGCTTGGTGGGGCTGTCAGTGGCATTGCTGGACGCCATAAGGAACGCAAGCTTATGAAGCAACGCATCGCCGAGGACAACAGAATGCTGGCATTGATCAAGCTGGACGCTGAAATACCCAGTGATATGGTGACTGAGCCTCCTGTTGACGCTGAAACAGCACGGTAAAAACGCACGTAAGTCCTTTATTTACGTTGATATTTATTTTACCGCATTTAATTGTATTCGCCCGTATTTCCAGACACTCAGAGGGGTTTTTGGAGATATGGGCGTCTGAAAACACTGGACTTATGTCAATTATTTTAGGAGAGTACTATGAAAGCATCACGAAGACTGCCAAGAACGAGTAAGAGACGGTGTTGTGTGTGCGGTTTCAGGGTCCGTGGAAACGCTCATTATGAGGGTAAACACCACAAAGAAGCCGAGCGGAAGGCCGCTGAACACGCAGTATCGGGAGCATAGCGACGTAGGGGTCACAGGGGAGAAATCCCCTAAAAACCCTCTGTATAGAGCCTAGAGAGCCCTTAATGGCTTGAGTGGAACTCGTAGAAAGGCCTATATACTACCTTTCATCTAGAGCTAACTTGTACAAACGTACAACTACTGGAGATGTTATGTAGTTGTTTATCAGTATATCTTGTTAGGTGTACTGTATGTTCTTACTGTTATAGAGCGGAATGGTATTGCTGTCCGTTCAGATTGGAGATTATTATGTTTAAAACGTTGTTTACGATACTTGGGTGGTGGTTATTGTGTATGATAGGTGCTGTTGTTATAGCTATTGTATTCGCATTCTTATCCATTCCCATTTGGGTTCCAGTGGTTTGTTTTGTTCGATACGCGTTCTCATAACGACAATCGTGTATAATATAACGATTATGGTGGTATACCTCTTTTACCGCCCGTTACGCCGTCTCTACGCCACCTTCACAATCGCACTACCTCGACCTGTTCTTACGATGTTAATATTAATACTGTTTTAGGGAGTATAAGCATGAGCAAGTACGCATTCATCACAGATGATGGCTCGGTATGGGTCATTGAAGCAGAAACAAAAGACGCAGCAATACGGAAAGCGGTAGATAACGGTATGCAAGATGATTTATCAAGCTTTTATTATGGACTGGAAAATGGATATGTTACAATAAATAACGTAACAAGGGAGATATCATGAAAAAGCGTCGTAAATGCCAATTTAATACTTGGGTTGACAGTGTAATGTTTACCGGTAAACCGGAACTTAACGTTATTAACGCGTTACTTAAAGAATTTAAGGAGTAATACAATGATACAGACATTGGTACAGCTGAACGAACAATGTGTGCGTGCACGTCAGTTCGCGGAGTTATTGGAAACAACCACGCAAAAACGAGAGTATCGTCGGGCACAAGACGCTTGTACGGTTAAAGAGTGGGAATTAGGTATGGTTGACGTTAACCGGGAGATATCATGAAACAAATAAAAGTTCGTCTAGTGTCACATAACAGTGACACACAGCTAAAATACGGAGGCCACAGATATACAGACACACGAGATGGTCTGGTAGAAGGCCAGGTGTATACTGTTACTCCAGAAGTTCACTCATGGCATACTCGGTATTATATCGGTGATGTATATTATAATTCAGTATGCTTTGAAGATGTAGAGGTCTAACAAGCCCCCTCACGCTCCGCGTAACGCCCGAACGCACCAAGATAGCTGATTGGGTGGGGTAAATGGTTTAACGGCTTAAACAAGCTTCTGTAGCTTTGCCACCTTATCTTCTACTCCTCCGTTTCGACCTTTTCTTAGTATGTTCTTTTACCGTTCTTCTGCTGTGTTGTAGAAGCGGTATTTATATTAACTCCATTTATGGGAGACATACAATGGCAGACGCAAAGAAAGTTGCCGACAAGACAGTAAATGTTCCTACAGCGGGTGGGACAATACTGAAAAAATGTCGCCACAGTGATTGTGGCAACATCCAGACTACGGTCTGGAACAATGACGGACGTATCAGTGCAACGCTACAGAAGGGCTATCGTAAACGTGATGATACGAAATACACGAATATCAACGTACCTCTGTTCGGGCTTCGTGAGGTTGGTGCAGCAATAGCAGTACTCACGGCTGCACAAGCAACTATGAGAACAGCCCTAGAGTCCGTAGAGGCCGATTCCGCGGTTGAGATCGTGACATAGCTGTATTACAGTAGATTCTTGGTGTGCGAGTGGTTGTTGTCCTGTCAGTGGCAATAATCGCTCGTTTGTTTTCAAACGGGCGGTCGGTGTACCTATGGGTGCTGGCCGTCCATTTTATATTAACAGTGTATTTTAAGGAGATAGTTATGTTTAACACAAAAAGAAAAGGCACTATAGAGATATTTGTTCTTGTTGTAATATTTTTTTGCATCGCAATAGGTACAATTGGTAGTTGTAACGATGCCATAGAGGATAAACCTAAACTTGGAGATAAGATATCAACAGAAAATATCACGGGTATTATTGTAAAAACAATCGGGTTTATCGAAATTAATAGGTATTTGGTTAGACTTCCAGATGGAACAATAACCAAAGTTACCTGGGCAGAAATCAAAAAAGCGAGATTGTCTGTACTTAAAGAAAATAAAGAACATTGGTCAGAAAAAAACAACCCCAATAATTAACTAATATTTAATTGGAGACAAAAATGGACTGGTTAACATTAAAACAAGTGGAACAGGCAGCAAAGGGAACTATGCTGGACGCGATGAAAAACTCGTTGCTTCATCACGAACAGGGCAGAGATGCGGATAAATCAGAATTAATGGCAGTAATAAGAACTGATGTGCTTGACCCACGATGCTCACCAAATTGTGCGTGCTGTGTCAAATATACGTATCCTGATAGAAAACAGTGCCCATTTAGCGGATGTGGGTGTGGTTCTAATTGTTGTGAGGATAATTGGAATGCGGTTGATTTGTCTTTTACTGCCTTACTTGCCGACTTCTCAAACACCAATTTAAAGGCATTCCGTACCGCAGAAGACGATCTATGCGTGTATATCGCGGGTAAGATCGCGGAAGTGGAAGCGGCGGAGCTAGCGGCAAAGATGGTAGAAGAGACGTATTCTATCGGTGATCGGTTTGTTATAGGCGAGCATAGAGTAGGAAGTGGTCGCAAGCTATTATTAAGTGAAACACAACCATATAAATATGTTCATCTTATTGTGTTAGAATCCGGTGTTAGTTTTGGTAATTTGGTCGAAGTTCATGACAACCATCGTATTACTGACAGCGAAATGACTGAAATAGCTGGAATACCAAACCCTATTATCCGTTATTGGGACAACGCGAAGAAACAGCTAGTTGGTCCGATGGCGGGTAGTAAAAAGAAGTAATAGCCATCATATCGTGTGATATGGGGCGTAATGATAATATATTATCGGAGATTTATCATGAATGAAAAATTGTTAGAGTATCTGCCCGACCCGGAGACGGTAAAGGGTGGACTAGGTGCTGTACTGGAGACATTACAGACAGAAGCACCGGTGTTAGTTAAGGAAATACTATGGTACAAAGGGGTAACAAGTTTTATCTGTTTTCTCTTTACGTTAGCAGTGCCGACTACTATTTGGTTGGTATTGCGATATTACAAAGAGGCTCTTATCGCTTATGATAAGCAAAAGCCTGATTGCAATTGGCCGGCAGTTAATGTACTCACTTGGCTTGTAACAATTAGTTTTAGTTCAATAGCAATATTTGGATACAATGGTTGGCTTCAAATACTGATCGCCCCAAGACTGTTCCTGTTGGAGTATCTTGACAAGTTAATGTAAAAGCCGGACACCATTGTGGTGTATGGCACAGTAATATTAAATGTAGTACTGGAGACCGTTATGGGAAAAGAAGTAGAAGTATTTAATCCAAAAGACATACCGGAAGAAGAACTACCTGTTATAATGGGTTTTAATAACGGAGGCAATGCTGGAATGTTATATGCCATATTACTCGCTGAAGATGGCTCTGGCCTTGGTAGTCATTGTTGTTCAGGTGAACATTTTATGCCAGGAGACCTTGGTATACTTAAAGGAACAAGAAGCGACAGACATGAAGGTTTCCAGAAACATTATCCGAATGGGTATAAAATGGAGTTTGTTGTTTCAGAAGATGTTAAAACTCATGAAAAGCTTAATAAAGCTTTTGAACTCAACAAAGCTCTTGGAGAAGAAGCGAAGTCTAAGCACGCTCAGGAATCAAGCGTGTCTATCACAATAGGTAAATAAGGAGATACACTATGTGGTGTATCACCCTAATGAATGTTAGTAGGAAGGAAGAGAAATGAAGATTTTATCATTGGTGGTGCTGGTAGTATGTGTATTGCTACTGGCGGGTTGTTGGGAGAATGCTCGTATGGGCATCTCTAAAGACATTGTTAACCATGAGACGCAGAATATCGCGTCGTTGGAGCCAAAGCTCTACAAGGTTAACCAGAGAGCTCTACCACAGCGTATGGAGCAAATGGAAGAGACTGTCGGCTGGCAAGAACGTATGCGACAGCGGATGAAAGCGATGAAGGAGGCTCTATAATGAGTATTTGGAACATTATCGTAGCTCAGTTATGTTTTAGCCAGGATGGTGTTTCCGTGTCATGGATGTTTATGACCTGCGTATTCGTTGTATTATGGGTCAAGCTAGCTTTAACCCGTAAGACACAGCCGAGGGCGTAGGTGTAGTATAAGACGGTGTGCTATGTGGTACATCGGTGTAGTGTAACGTTTATCAGGAGATTTACCGTGAAAACACAAAGTATTTTTCAGTATGCAGTAACAGAAAACATCAACGTTAAGGACGCAAAAAGCGGCCAGATTGAAAAAATCGAGAAGAAGATTCTCGGTTCTGGCATCATCGCGGCGTATGATGAGAAGAACGCCGGGGTTCAGGCTCAGAAGTTAGCCAAGATTCCCGCTACTGTTGATATGTCGGAGGTGGAGGTTGTTGTACGTCCCTTTTGCGTTCAATACGAGGAATAAGACAGCAACCGAAGAAACTTCTACACCCTTTGTTGCTATTAACCATGAAACTGTCGAAAACCCCATAGAAGCTGGTTATATCGTAACACAAGATTCTGATGACGATAATGACAGTATCTATGTCTGGGATGCAATGCATGGCTTAAAGAAGTACACAGAAGGCTGTGAAACATGGTTTGGTAGCGGTGCTTTAGACCAGCCATATTTCCGTAACAGTGAAAACCTACCCCACAGTCGTCAAATACTTAACGATGAAGAATGTCGTGATAGGTTTAGCGATGCACCAGAAGCGGGTATGGCTTATCTGGTAACTGAAGATGGTGACGAGTGGATATGGGAAGAAATCGGTAAAGCGCTTGACTTCATCGAAGAATAGTATTAAAGATTTATCGTAGTTCAGCCGGGCACCGCTGTGGTGTCTGGCATATAAATTGGTTTCTGCGTGCCATATTTTGTCTTACAGCCAGCTTAAACGTAACTAAACACGGTCATCGGGGTAGCCCGGTGGCCGTTGTTTTAACAGGGAGCCATAGGCGACCGTAGAACTGTCATAATCATTTATGGCACCAAACAATCTAAATAACAATTTAACGTCCGTACGGACCGCGTGTGGCTTGTACGGGGAAGATAGAACATTAATGTACATACGGAGACAAGCAAATGAATTGGTTAACAATAGAAGAAATTAAACAGGCGGCAGCCGCAGGTTTATTGCCCGCGTTACAGTGCTCGTTAGAGCATCACAAACAAGGCCGTGACGTAGAAACGGCGTTAGAGTTGGTAACAGCGATAAAAGATGATAAATTTCATATTTATGGTACTCTTTGTGCTTGTTGTGTTAAATACATGTATTCAGGAGATATATGTATTTTAGCTCCAAAAGGGTGTTCGGGTCCAAAATGTGCTGAAGGTGCATGGGAACCAGTACAGCGAACTTTTAACAATTTTCAAGATGACCACTCTAACGCCAATTTTGCCGCTTTCCAACAAGCCGAGGCCGATATATGTAAGTATATCGGGGGTAAGATCGCGGAAGAAAAAGCAAAGATGTGTAAATATAAAGTAATAACAAAGTCACCTTTGAAACATGGAAGTTTGGTAAAATGGAATAATCTTGAACAATTTTATGTTGTTCTGAATAAAAATGGTGAATTATGGTGGTATTCATTACAAGAAAACAAGTTTGCTTCTATCGTAGCAATTAGGGATAAGATAAATCCAGGATTCACCGTTATTGGCGATCTTAAGGGTGTTATAGGAGATATCGCCGCACTCAGTGAACCGCTGGAAGAGTTTGAGATGAAAGCAAGTGGGGGATGTACTATAAAAGGCTATGAAGACTCTATACATTTAGTAGAGCTTGCATTTAGTTGTCGGTTAGCGTCGTTTACCCTTGAGAATTTTCAGGAGTTTATTGAAAACCTCCGCCGTATAGAAGTAACATTAAAAGCAAAACAACAGCGGTAATAGTAGCTGCCATGGGGGTAACATCAAGAAATGTTTTATAGGGAGACTTATTATGCCAAGTATAGATTTGAGGGACCAAATCGAAGTTCATTGTAATAGCTGTTCACACTTGGACAGCCGTATGTGTGATGACTGTTTCTTTGCCACCGTAGAGCTATCAACACCTACGTTGGGTGGTGCAGAGATATACAATCGTGCGTTTCGGTATCTACGGAGACAACGCATACGCGGTTATAAGCGTGACAAGCCGTTTGGTAATTATCTTAATATTCCGGTTATTCTGGAACGGAAAGGAGAAACAAAATGTTTTTGTGGTTAATATTTGCTCATGTTATAGGAGACATAGCTCTACAGGGTGAGTTTCTTGCCATGAATAAGGGAAAAATTTGGTGGTGTATGTTATGGCATTCAATAATATGGGCTGGTTGTATTTGTTTTGCCCTTGAATACCTTGGTATACCGACACCATTATGGAAATGGATATTTTTAATTGGGCTTCATTACACGATAGATGAGTGGAAATGTAAATCCACAAAAGAATTCCTGTCGTGGCATCTCTGGGTTGATCAAGGGCTGCATATGATACAATGTTTAATTGTTTTTATAGGCTAAAAAGGAGTAATATGTGCATCAAATTAAACAGTTTATAGAAGATTTAGAAGGTGTAGAAAACTTATGTGCTAATTGCACTAAGACATGTACCTTGGCGAAGTTACGTTATTTCATCAAAAAGTATAATAAACAATTAGACGCTTTTGAAAAAGAGAGTGCCAATGAAGATAAATCTGTATGATTTAAAGTTACCAATACCGGTGGGATTCAAGAAGGGCAAGCCAGAAAGCTATGAATATAAGTCCATCGGAAAGATTCTGGACGATAAGATATGGTTTGAGTTGTGTTGTATAGAGCAGTGGATAGTAGACCAGGTGCTCGACCATATCGAATGGGATACATCATTGAAACTAACCGTAGCAAACATACAAAAGGCGTTGGAGTT